CCAAGTTCTACCAGAACACCATGCTGTCCGAAGTCACTAACACTGACTACGAAGGCGAGTTGAAGAACCAAGGCGACACCGTTCGCATCCGCTTGGCTCCTTCGATCAGCATCAGCGACTACACCGTCGGCCAATCTCTGTCGTACGAAGTCCCCACTCCTATCTTCCAAGATATGCAAGTGAACAAGGGCAAGTACTTCGGCGTGCAAGTCAACGATGTGCTGGCCTATCAGTCTGACATCGCTTTGATGAACATGTTCACCGAAGACGCGGCCAAGCAACTGAAGATCGCCATCGAAAACGAAGTGTTCTTTAACAGCTTCGTGACCGAAGGCCCTGCTGCTGCCAACGAAGGCGCTACCGCTGGCAAGATTTCTGCCGCTTACAACCTCGGCACCGACACTACCCCTATTGACCAAGCCACGCCTGAAAACGTGTTGAAGGCGATCCTGCGTATGTCGACCGTGTTGGACGAGCAGAACGTGCCTGAAGATGGCCGCTTCCTGATCATCAGCCCCTACGACCGCCAGTTGTTGATGCAATCGAGCATCGCTCAGGCGTACTTCACTGGTGACCAAGCCAGCACCATCCGTACCGGCAAGATCGGTATGTTGGACCGCTTCAGCGTGTACGTCAGCAACTTGCTGCCACGCGGCGAAGCTGGTAAAGCTCTGGTGGCTGGTCTGTCCGCTACCTCCAGCGGTGGCGCAGTGTCCGGCGCTAAGGCCCGTCGTTTGATGGTTGCTGGTACAAAGGCTGCTACGTCTTTCGCCATGACCATCAACAAGACTGAGCCTCTGCGTAACCAGACTGACTTCGGCGACATCGTCCGTGGTCTGGCTGTGTATGGCCGTAAGGTTGTGAAGCCTGAAGCCTTGGTTACCGCAACAGTTGGCTCTGCCACCTGATCGGTGATACAGTAAAGGGCCCTTCGGGGCCCTTTTTCATTTTTGGAGAACACACATGAACGCACTCGACCTCATGGCTCGCCTTGGTGGCGAAACCCTCAACAACAAGATTCGCGCCATCATCGACGGCGAGATTGTCATCTTGGCTCGCATGGAAGGCCAAGACTGGGTGTACACCGATCGCGGTCAAGAGTTGGCTAACCTGCACTCCAACTTAGCCGCAGACGAAGCTGCTGCGCCAAAAACTCGCAAAAAGGCAGCACCTGCGGTAGAATTCGCTGAACCAACTGTTGAGCCAGAAGCTGTGGCCGATCAACCCGCTGCTGAATAAGGTAGCCCACCATGAAACCTCTGAGCGCTTTTTACCCGAGAATCCTGCCGTTTCTCCCCGGCTGCTCAGAGCCCATGGTGGATCAGGTTTTGGTCAATGCCGCCATCGAGTTTGCCGAAAGCTCGATGACGCTGCGCCAGAATCTTGATCCGTTCAAGACGACCGCAGGCATTGTCCAGTACGATCTGGACCCCCCAACAAAATACCACGACATCAACCGCATCATGGGTGTGACTGTCGATGGCAAAGAGCTCACACCGGGCTTGTTCGAGGCCATCCGCAACGACATGCCTACTGGACAAGCCAAGCCTCGCGGGTTCTATTCTGACCGCACAGACAACACATTCACACTGATGTTGTCACCCCCTCCTGATGACAGATACGACGTAATCGTTGCTGTTACGTTGCGTCCGACTCGCAATGCTACGCAGCTGGACGACGACCTGTACAACATCTGGATCGACCCCATTGTGTCCGGCGCGATCGCCCGAGCAATGCAGATTCCAGACCAGCCTTTTACAAACTTCGCGCAGGCGCAGTACCTGTTGGACTCCGCCGCGAAACAAACAATCAGCTCCCGCATCGAAGGCAACTACGGCTTGATCCGTGGCTCCATGCGCGTTCGCACCCGTCCTTTTGCTTGAGGTAAATCATGGCCTTAACCGCGCAATCACTAATCCAGCGTGCTGTAATCACTCTTCAGGATACTACGTCGATACGTTGGCCTGCAAATGAGCTGGTTCGCTACCTCAATGACGGTCAACGCGAGATTGCACTTTTGCGTCCTGACGCACTGGTTGCCAATGCAACTGTTGCGCTTACGGCTGGCGCAAAGCAAGCGCTGCCTTCCGCAGCTTCCAAGTTGATTGATGTCATCAAAAATACGGGCGGAAACAAGCGAGCGGTTCGCATGACGACCAGAACTATTTTGGACTCGCAGATTCCCAGCTGGTACAACCAGACAGGCGTGACCGAAATCTTGCACTACGTATACGATGTGCGCGACCCCAAAGTATTCTACGTTTACCCCCCAGCTGCTTCGTCAGGCGCGTCAGTTGATTTGGTCTACTCCGCTTACCCGACGGATATCGCGGAACCAGCTGACGGCGCGTTGTACTCTGCTGTTTCTGGAAACATAAGTGTCCCTGACATTTATGGCAACACGTTGGTTGACTACGTTCTGTATCGTGCGTACACAAAAGACGCTGAGTTTTCTAGTAACGCAACTCGGGCGCAAGCCCACTACGGAGCCTTCTCCGCAGCTCTGGCCGCAGAGCTCAGTGGTACCACAGGCGTGGCTCCCAAGGCGTAAGGAAATATCATGGCCGAAAAGATTCGACTGGTTCAGGGCGACACCCGCCCAAGCCTCGTAACCACCCTCACAGACTCTACGACTGGCGCTGCGATCAACATCACCGGGGCTACAGTTCGCCTGAAGTTCCGAGCTGCTGGAGCTACCACGCTGCAGGCCACGATTGTTGGCACTGTGACCAACGGCGCAGCAGGTACTGTGGTATTTGATTGGTCTGATGAACCCACATCGCTTGATGGGGCCCCCGGTGACTACGAAGGTGAGATCGAGATCACGTTCGCTGACAGCACCATTCAGACTGTGTACGACTTGCTCAAGTTCAAGCTGCGTCAGGACTTCTGATGACGAGCGCTAACATCAGCGTAAGTCTGGTTGGCGCTTCTACTTTTTTGGTGGAGGCCGCGTCTGGTGTTTCCGCCATTTCTGTGTCCGTAGTAGCTCAGGCTAGTGCCTCGGCCTCGGTAGCTGGTTTTACGCTGTCCTATATGGCTATAGCGGCTTCTGCAGCTCTTGACGAACTGGGCTGGTATAAAAAGGTTCGGGACGTTGTATCTGTGGCGGACAACAAAACGTTCGCGTTGAGTAGCCTGAAGACTGACGTCGTGGCGGTAACTGACGTCACCCGCGCAGCGGTAACAAAGCGTCTGACCCACTCGGTGTCTGTGGTGGACGTCATCAACATCGTCAAGACGACGCTGCGAACTGTGAACGACACAGTGGCCGTGGGCACAACTACGACAAAGCATGCCTTTAAAAACCTGCAGCACACGGTAGTGACTTCAGACGCCGTGTCCCGGGCTGTCAGCAAAGTGCTAGCCGACGCGTTTGCTTTGAATGATGGGGCGGATATTGGAGATGGGTCTACGTACGCATTTCAAAAGTACATCAGCAACGTAGCCTCTATAGGAGATGCCCGGTTTTTTGACATTGCCAAGACGCTTACTGACACACTGGGAGTGGCGGACAAAGTAGCTCTAAGAGCTGTAAAAGCCCTTGCGGATGCGTTTGGCGCAAGTTCTGCCACATTTACTAGCTTTAGTAAGGCACTTGCGGATACACTAACGGCTGCAGACGTTGCGGCTGTAGCGTCCACCAAACTTTTCTCTGACACAGCAGGTACAGCGGATTCAGCAGTATGGTCCACCACCAAAGCGGTCGTAGATTCATTTGGGTTTTCGGAGTCAGGTTTGGTGATCTCGCAAGGATACTGTGACCTGACATATTTTGAAGCTGATTACGTCGGTGAGTACCGCACGTTTGCATAGGAGATTGCCATGATCCAAGAAACCATCAAAGCCAAAGGCGAGTTGAGCATTAAACTGTTCGGCCCAGACGGCAAACTCAAGAGCGAGAAGATTGTCCCCAACTTGGTTGTAACGACTGGTAAGACGTTCATCGCAGCTCGCATGGTGGGAACCCCCACGGCTATGAGCCATATGTCTGTTGGCTCTGGCACCACTGCGCCAGCTGTCGGCGACACTACGCTGCAAACTGAACTGGGCCGTGTGACTTTGACTTCTAGCGCTTCAGCTGGCGCAGTGGTGACGTACGTAGCGTCTTTTGGGGCTGGAGTTGGAACTGGCGCGGTAACAGAGGCCGGTATTTTGAACGCTGGAAGCGCTGGTACTCTGTTGTGCCGAACTACTTTTGCTGTGGTCAACAAGGGCGCGGACGACAGCATGTCAGTGACTTGGACCATTACAGTCTCGTAATTTGACGCCATGAGTCCAGTACCAGAGAGGAATATATGAGCACCATCGTTTTGCGCAGTGTCAAGGGAACACCCCTGACCAATGCTGAGGTCGATGCTAACTTTGACAACCTGAACACGGACAAACTTCAGCTTGGTGGCACATACTCCTCCGGCACAGCCAACGGCGTGGCCTACCTCAACGGCTCCAAAGTACTGACCACTGGGTCTGCGCTGACGTTTGATGGTTCATTGCTGACCACGCCTACGTTTAGGTCTGCTGGCAACGCATTCTTCTATGGAAGCACAGGCGACCGTCTCAACGTATTTCCGCAAACTGCTGGTAGCGGCGTTCAGCTTCTCGTCACCAACAACGCCAACTCTGCTTATGCGCCACTGACTTTGGATGGGTCGGCAACGATCTACAACGTCAACGGCTCCGAACAAATGCGCCTGACCAGCACAGGTCTGGGTATTGGGACGAGTTCGCCGGGTGAGCGGTTAAATGTTGTGGGGGGAGGTGCAACAACCTCAACGTTGAATGTCACGGGCGGGAACAACACCGACAACGCTACTATTGCATCCGATTACAGTTTGAATTTTCAAGTTGACGCCAACAACAACATAGGGGGGCGCGATTTTAATTGGCGATATGGGGGCAAGGGCTACTCAGACGGAACGCTTCTGATGACCTTGAACTCCTCCGGCAACCTCGGCTTGTGGGTTACTCCGAGTGCTTGGTTCAGCAACCGCAAAGCACTGCAAATTGGCGGCTCTGTTGGCGTTATTGCTGCTGCTGGTTTGAATTTTGACCAGTACACAAACGGCTACATAGACGCATCAACAGTTGAACGCTACTACCAAGCAGGTGCAGCAAACAAGTTTTCAGCAGATTCAGGCACGTTCAAATGGTTCAATGCCGCATCTGGTTCGGCAAACGCCGCTATTAGCTTTACTCAGGCGATGACGCTGGATGCGAGTGGGAATTTGGGGGTGGGGACTACATCGCCTACAAGCGGGTGGAGACTTGATGTTCAGGCTGCCCGTGCCTTATCAAGAATTCAGTCAACAACTGGAACACAAGATGTGATTTACCAGATGGCCAATACAGGTGGTAATTTATCACTTGGTATTGATAACAGCACTGGCTCAAATCAGACAGGGGCCGCATACGGAACTTATCTCTGGAGCACTGTCAATTCTCCAATGGTGTTTGCAACCAACAACACCGAACGCGCCCGTATCGACTCCAGCGGTAACTTGCTGGTTGGTTCAACTTCAAATGCCGGAACCAACCGCGCTTTTTTCTACGGAAATGGCGGTACTGTAGTTCGTGTTGGCGACGGAACGACTAATAGTTGGCGTGGCTATGTTATCGGAGCAACGTCTGGCGATAGTGCTGAGTACGGATTTCTAAAATTAAATGCTAGCTCCGGTGAGCTTCAGCTATATGTCGGCCCAAATGCGTATGGAGGTTACCAGACGTTCTACACGGCTGGCGCAGAACGCGCCCGTATCGACTCCAGCGGCAGATGGGGCATCAATACTACTGTCCAAGGGACGAATCCAGATCGAGTTTACGTTTTAGGCGCAGCAGCAGACAAATACGCTTTGCATTTGAGCATGAACAACGCTGCTTATAGCGGTTCTGCCAATTTAGGATCAATCCGAATTGACGGTCAGCAAGGCAGAGGGCAAGGTATAAATACTGGTATTTCAATTGACATTAACGAGGTAGATCAAGGCAATTGCACCGGCATCAATGCCAAGGTTACGGGCGTTTATAACACTCAATACGCGGTCTACCAAGAGATTTCAAAAAACTTAGGGGCGTTTAGCTCTGCGTATTGCAACTACGCCACCATGGCCACAACAAGCAGTGGCGGCTCGGCGTACTTTTATTATGCGTATGACCAAAACTCGGCAGGAGCCAAATTCTTTGTTGGTCAAAATGGCGGTATCAGTAACTACCAAGCCAATAACACAAACCTGTCTGATCGCAGGGAAAAAACAAACTTTGCACCAGCTAAATCGTACCTTGAAACCATCTGCGCTATCCCTGTGCAGACCTTCAATTACACCGACCAAAATATGGAAGATGACGCCGGCCTGACTCTTGGTGTTGTTGCTCAAGATGTTCAAGCCGTTGCGCCTGAACTGGTGGTGGAAAGCAACTGGGGCACCGAAGAAGACCCAAAAATGCGCTTGTCCATTTACCAGACTGATTTGCAATACGCCCTGATGAAAGCATTGCAAGAACTCAAAGCAGAATTTGATGCCTACAAAGCATCGCACCCTTAACCCCCGAAAGGACTCATCATGACCATCGCATACAACTGGACACAGCATGATTGAGCAAGCCCTCACACGCCTAAGCAGCATCCCCGCAGACAAAGTAATGCACTGCCTGATGGGGGTGGTGCTGTTCGCTGTGGCCGTACCTTTTACTGCCCCGGTTTACGCCTTGGTCATATCCGTCATTGCAGGGTTTGTAAAAGAACTCTATGACGCTTTAAACAAGGAAAACCATACACCTGACATTTGGGACGCTCTGGTTACATCGGCTGGTGGCGCTCTTGGTTTTTATTGCTCTTACTTTTAAAGAAAGATCACAATGCTGATGCAAATGCTCAAGTCAAGAACCGTCTGGTTTTCCATCATCCTTGCAGTGCTGTCTGTTGTGCAAGGTTACATCGGTCTCCTCCCGCTTGGCCCCACAGAACAGATGTTTGTGGGCGTAGCAATTGCAGTTGCTGTCACGCTGCTGCGAATCATTACCACTCAACCCATTAACCAAAAGTAAGGACTCATCATGAATATCATTTGGACAATCACTCAGTGCGACCGCTTGACAGCAGACAATTTCATAAATGTTGCCCACTGGACTGCCACAGCCACTGATGGCGACTACACAGCCTCCATCTATTCGACTTGCTCTTTCACAAAACCTGAAGAAAATGTTGATCTTACGCCTTACGATGAGATTACAGAGCAAGACGTTCTTGGCTGGTGCTGGTCTGATGGCGTGGACAAAGACGCTACTGAAGCTGCTCTGGCTGCTCAGATTGAGTTGCAGAAAAACCCTGTGACCGCTACTGGTACGCCTTGGGGAAACGTATGAATGACCCTATCGTTTTTCAAAAATCGGCAATTTGATAAAAGTATCAAAGGTTGAAAAGATGACGCCAGAAGACCGAGCTTTGTTAATTGCTGAAATTGCGTCTGCTATTCAGTCGTCAGCAAAGCATAATCTTAGTGAAGAAGAACTCCAATGGGTTCGACTAGCTATTTCTGCACAAGCAAGAAAAATCCGTTTTCGTGATGCAGTTATTGAGAAAAGTCTTGCTGGCCTTGTATGGGCGGCAATTGTCGGGGTTGGCTACATACTTGTAGACTTCTTAAAAAATCACGGGGTTAAGGTGTCATGAAAGAATGGGCTGTTAGCTTTATTGCTGCGGCCCTTCTTGTTGGCATCGTCGTCTGGACGGCGAAGGTGTTAGTTGAGGTGCTGCGATAATCGCGGTCATCAAGTCCAAGCTGAGGAGCACATAATGATTGACCCGATCACGGCCTTTGCGGCGGTTCAGTCCGCTGTCAAACTGATCAAAAAAGCATCGTCGACCGTCGACGATGTGGCCAGTCTCGGCCCGTTGATCGGCAAGTATTTTGACGCTAAGCACACGGCAACCAAGGCCGCACGCGAGGCGAAGAAGGCCGGTGGCTCCAACATGGGCAAAGCCATCGAAATCGAGCTGGCGTTGAAGTCCCAGCGTGACTTTGAGACTGAGCTCAAAAATCTGTTCTTCGCCTCCAACAACATGGACGTGTGGGACAGCATCATGCAGCGTGTAATCGAGATGGACGCCGAGGACAAAGCCGAGGCTTCCCGCGAGAAAGACCGTGTGCGGAACGCCAAGAAGCGTCAGGCTGAGCTCAACGAACTGTTCCTCGCCATCGGGCTGATTTCGGTCATGCTGGTGTTTGCGCTCTGGGGGCTGGTGGAGTTTATGGACTACTGCTACTCTGCAGGTAAGTGCGTGCGGTGACATGGACCGCTGGGAAGAGGTCAGGAATGGTTTCAACCAGTGGCTTAAAATAAGTTGTTACCTTGCGTTTTTCTGGGTGTTCATCGACCTGCTGAAGTACCTGCCGCCAAAGCTCGTCGATAGAATCATTGAAGGTTTGTTGGGGAAACTGGGTATATGAAATATGTCATTGCGCTGTGCGTTGCCTTGGTCCTGACGGCCTGTGAGGACAGGTACAGGTACCCCTGCCAAAACCCAGATAACTTCTACAAAGAAGCCTGCCAAAAACCCAAGTGCCAGTTCACTCAGCAGTGCCCTGAGTACCTCGTTGCCCCTATTTTGGAGAAGCAAATTGAGTCAACAAAACAAGCATCCGAGCCAGCCGCTAAGCGCTGAGATGATCGAGACGTACGTTTGGGCTTTTGTGGTCGTCATGATCACGCTGATCCTCGCGGGCATTGTGTTCTCACTGCTGTATTCGGTGACCTTTGTCACTCAGCCAATCAAGTCGATGGCCCCCATTGATCAGGCGTACACCAAGATGCTCAACGACATCGTGCTGTTGATAGTAGGTGGTATTGGTGGCGTGGTTGGCAAAAAGGGCGTGGGCATGGCTGTCAACGCCGTGACGGGTAATCCACCCCCAAAGTCTGAGGCACCGCCCGTATCCGGCCCAACTCCACCGGCACCGCTGCCAGTCGCTTCCGCCCTGCCCAACTTCAACTGGATGGGTTACCAGAACCCAGAGCTGGACGAGTCATGGACTCCCGGCCCACCCCCGACGACTCCGCCCGAGCACATGGAAGACGACGCTGAGCGCGAGGTTCTGGCCGCTGCCCGTCAGGAAGTGAAGGCGTGATGTTTGGCGTGCCGCTCCCATGGGCCGCGACGGGTGCGCTCGTCATTGGCCTAGGGTCGTACTTCTACGGTCACCACAACGGCTGGTACGAGCGTGATGCTCAGATGCAGGTGGAGATTGCCCGAAAGAACGACGAGGCACGCACCAAAGAGCAGGAGATGGCCAAGGCCGTCGCGTCCAAAGACGAAGAGCTGAGAAAGGCCAACACCGATGTCGCTAAGAAACAAACTGATCTCAATCGCCTCATTGCTGCTGGCCGGGTGCGCCTCCCCACCGCCAGTTGTGTACAAGCCAGCCCAAGTGCCGCCCCTGCCCCCGGAAATAGCCCAGAAGCGGCAAGCGAATCTGACCGAGAGACTCTCCGCCTTATTGCTGAGATCGCAGCCGACGGAGACCGGGCCATCAACCAGCTCAACGCCTGCATCGCAGCCTATGACGAAATGAGGAGCATTGTGAATGGTCAACGCTAGCCAACTCAAACAACTGCATATCGACCCCAAGTGGGTCGACCCCCTGAACGAGACGTTTGAGCGCTTCGGCATCCTGACGCCACGCCAACAAGCCGCTTTCATCGGGCAGTGTGGCCACGAGTGCGGCAACTTTCGCGTGTTGGAGGAGAACCTGAACTACCGCGCCGAGACGCTGGTGAAGCTCTGGCCCAAGCGCTTTCCGACGCTGGAGTTCGCCAAGACGTTTGAGCGCAACCCCAAGAAGATCGCCAACTTTGTCTACGCCAACCGCATGGGAAACCGTGATGAGGCGTCGGGTGACGGGTTCCGGTTCAGGGGCAGAGGTTGCATCCAGCTGACAGGCTCTGCAAATTACTTCCACGCAGGCAAGGCGCTGGGCATCGACTTCATCATGGAGCCCGACTTAGTGGCCACGCCCCAGTACGCCGCCCTGACGGCAGGGTATTTCTGGAGCACGCAGAAGCTGAATGCCGTTGCCGAGTCGGGTAACAACCTTGCCCTGACCAAGAAGATCAACGGCGGCACGATCGGCCTGAACGACCGCATTTTGCACACCAACCAAGCTCTGGCCCTGTTCGGTGATCCCAATTACAATCTGGCCTAGTGAGGAAATCATCATGGCCGTAATTCCGATCAAGTCTTTTGGTGGCATCTCGCCCAAGGTGCCGCCGCGCTATCTGCCCGACACTAGTGCGCAGGATGCCAGCAACTGCATTGTATTTAACGGCTCTTTGCAGCCGCTCAAAGGTGTAAGCGCTGCAGTGGCTACACTGACAAAGACTGGGACGCCGCTGACCATCTACCGCTTTGGCCAAGACATCACCTCCACATCGCAATACTGGTTCCACTGGACCACTGACGTAGACGCATGCCGCAGCCAAATCGCCGGTGATACGTCTGAGTGGACCTTTTACACTGACGGCACATTGCCAAAGGCTACCTACTCCACGATCGCATTGTCTGGTACGGACTACCCCACAGTATCTCGACCTCTTGGTATCCCAGCTCCCACGACGCTTGCGTTGTTGACGCTTGGAGGCACTCCGACTGATGCTACAGCCCTGCCTGAAACACGTGTGTACACATACACGCTAATCAACAAAGAAGCTGGATACGACTTCGAGTCCGCACCAGCGCCTGCTTCAGCAAGCATTGATGTCAAGGTTGGCCAGACCGTTGCAGTGACCAACTTCGACGCGATTCCTTCTGGGTACACAGCCACCCACAGACGAATTTACCGCTCGGTATCGGGCACGTACCTGTTTGTTGCGGAGATCACAGCGGCCACCACCAGCTACACAGACTCCGTGCTGGCCGAAAACCTCGGCGAAGAAATCCCAAGTCTAACGTGGCTCCCGCCTCCTGCTACGATGCGAGGACTCATAAACCTACCCAACGGCATCATGGCTGGCTTCGTGGGCCGGGACATTTACTTCTGTGACCCCTATCGCCCGCACGCATGGCCAGTGGCGTACAACCAGACCATTGACTTCCCTGTGGTTGGCCTTGGGCGCATGGATACAACTCTCGCTGTGATGACGACGGGCACGCCGTATTTCCTGCAGGGTAGCCACCCTGACTCCATGGTGGTGGTCAAGTCCGATCTGGACCAAGCCTGTGCATCCAAGCGCAGTATCGTAAGCGCCAACGGTGTGGTGATGTACGCCAGCCCTGACGGCCTCGTGATGCTTAATTCTGGGGGCTCTAAGCTCGTGTCAGAGGCTGCGTTCACCTACGCCCAGTGGCAAGCGCTGTTCAACCCATCGTCGATCCATGCCTACATGCACGACCGCAAGTACGTGGCGTTCTACGACACCGGGACGACGACAGGCGGCTTCATCTACGATCTTCTCACTGGTCAGTTTACCTTGCACAGTGTGTACGCTACTGCGGGTTACACGGACCTTGTCAACGACAAGTTGTTTCTGGCATTCGCAGACCGCACGATCAAAGTCTGGCAGGCAGGCACACCGCTCAGCTACATCTGGACCTCCAAGAAATTCACCATGCCCTACGAGATGTCTTACTCATGCTCGCAGGTGGAGGCTGAGGCCTACCCTGTCACTGCCAAGTACTACGTCAACGGGTCGCTGGTCCACACACAGACCGTAGCAAACCGCAATCCGTTCAGACTGCCTGTGATAGTTGGTCGTGACTGGGAGTTCCGCATTGAGGGCAATACTGAGGTATTCTCGGTAGCTACAGCGCAATCCATGCAGGAGCTTGCCGGTGTCTAAAAAACTACCGTTCGTAACGTCTGATATTCCCCGCGACCTGCGGTCGTTCCTTGATCGCGTGCGCGAGCTCGTATCTGGCTCCGGTGCCGATCGCTTGCTGTCCGCCAATGATTTGGTTGGTTCAGGTCTTGCGTCTGTGGATGGTGCCGGAAACATCAAACCTCCACCAGCGGTTTTCGTAGGTACTCCCCCGCCGCCTACAACAGTCACAGCTACTGCTGCAATCCGCAACATCATCGTCACATGGGATAACCCGGCGTACGTCGGCCATGCGCACGCAGAAGTGTGGGGTTCCAGCACTACTTTGCAGTCTGCTGCAGTTCTTCTGGGCATGACACCCGGAGCCATTTATGTGGATGAAGTTGGGCCTAGCGTCACTCGGTACTACTGGGTGCGGTTCGTCAACACCAACGACACCCCCGGGCCTTACAACGCACTGGTGAGCACATCCGCTACGACAGGTTCTGATGTTACATACACGCTAGGGCTTTTGGCTGGGCAAATAACCACCACGCAGCTGGCTACGGCGCTGAACAACCGCATCAACTTGATCGACGGCCCATCCACAACAACGGGAACCATCCCCAACCAGCTGGCTTTTTTGCAGGGGCAGGTAGACGCAATCACTTCGTACCCTGACTACGCCGGGGGAACAACTTACGCTACGGGCGACATCGTTAAATACAACGGCGGACTGTACAAGGCACTGAGTTCCACGACTGGCAACTTGCCAACGAACGCTACTTTCTGGCTCAAGATTGGCGACTACTCGTCGCTGGCCGACATTGTGGCCGCTCATACAGCAGACATTGCTACGCTGACAACGGACCTTGGCGGTGAAGTCACTGCTCGTCAAGCTCTGGCTACGCAGATGCGCGGGGGTTACACTGGCACTGACCTTGCCTCTGTTACCACAGGGTTGATTTTTTCTGAGCGCACAGCGCGTGCAAGCGCTGACACAGGACTTGCCTCTTCCATTTCGTCAGTTAGCGCCACTGCTGCAGGCAAGAACAGAATTTTTCGTCAGGCTACAGCACCATCGTCACCGCAGGCCAACGACATTTGGGTGGACACAAAGGTCAGTTACTCGGAATCGTATTTTGAGCAGGATTTTTCCAAGGTCAAGAACAAGCAGTACCAGTGGGACGGCGCGGCATGGCTGGATATTACTGACGTTGACATTGAAGACAACTTCGCACTGGTCGTGCGCGAGCAAACTGCCAGAGCCACAGCCGATGACGCGCTTGCCCAAGACATTTTGACGCTCAATGCAGGCGTCAACGCCAATGATGTGGCTATTCGTGCAGACCTTCAGGTAGAGACCACCACACGAGCCAATGCTGACACTGCGTTGTCTTCACAGATTACGACGCTTAATTCGCAAGTCAACAACGCCACGACGGGCTTGCCAGTTACTCGGGCTACGCTCATCAACGACTACTCAACGACGGCTACAGTTAACACAGCTATCGCTAACAGCACTACAACGCTCAAGGCATACACCAACACTACAGCATCTCGCACCTTCAGACAAAACGACCCACCTACAAAACGCGGTGTAGATGGGGCGACTGACATATCCCTACAGGCAGGCGACGTGTGGGTGGACAGCAACGACCTGAACAAGTTGTACCAGTGGTCTGGTACTGCGTGGGTGTACTCCCCTGATGGGGCCATCACAGCGTCTGTGACTGCGCTGTCTGCCACACTGACTACAGATTATCTGACGGCTACTGACACTGAGAATGCCATCGCCCAAAGCGCTACGTTTTTGCGTGCGTATGCGGACATCCAGTCCAAGGTGTTCAGGCAAGCGGACCCCCCTACCAAACGTGGTGTGAACGCTGAACCAGACCCTGATGTCGACATCCCACTGCGCTCAGGAGATGTCTGGTACGACACGAACGACAGCAACAAACTGTACCTCTGGTCCGGCACTGCGTGGGTGTACTCGCCCGATGCTGTTATCACAGGTTCTGTGACGGCTGTAGATGCTCGTGTCACGACGGTTGAGAATACCAAGATTGGCTACTGCACCATTGGCGGTCTTGCTTCTGACAACACGAACAAGGCAGCTTGCGAAGCTGCAGGCGGAACATGGAACGTCGGCATCCCCATAGCCACGGCGGTCAAGCAGGTAAGTGTCAGCGACGGCACAAACTCAGCCACTTTGGAGACCCGCGCTACTGCCCAGAAGACCCTTAACGATGGCTTGCAGGCCCAGTACTTCGTCAAGCTGGACGTCAATGGCAATGTGGCGGGCTATGGTGTTTATGCTGACGAAGGCGGCTCCGAATTCATTGCAAACGTAGACCGCTTCGCGGTGACGACACCGCAGACATCCATCCAAGTCCGGGCTATAAGCACCACGTACGCTCAAGGAGCCATTGCTCGTGTGGCTGGCCAAGACAGCAAAACTCTGGTGTGCAAGATCGGCGGCTCGACAGGTACGGGCAGCATCACTGTTGGCAACATTGGCACGTTGATCGTAGACGGCACGGTGACGTGGCAGGTAGCCAGCCGAGTTCCTCTCTCAGTGCAGGCAGTGCCAAGCAGTATCAACGGGCAACCAGTCCCTGCTGGTGTGTATTTTGACGCTGGTTACATCCTGAACGCTACGATTCAGAACGCGCAGATTGCTGACCTTGCTGTAGACAACGCCAAGATTGCAAGCCTTAATGTAGGCAAACTCACTGCCGGTTCTATCAACGTAGATGATTACATCCAGTCCACTGGGTTTGTCACGGGTTCGGCAGGCTGGAGAATTACTGGCAACGGCACAGCCGAATTTGCTGCTGCTTCCATTCGTGGGCAATTGACTGCGGCTCAAATTAACTCTAACGGGCTGACGATCCGAACTGCTGCTGGCGCTGTCATCTTGAACGCTGGCACAAGTGAATTCTCTGGCAACGTCATAGGCACAGTAGACGGCACTGATGCAAGCACCTTGGTAACTACGGCGAACGACGCAGCCACTGCGGCTTCTACGGCTCAGGATGCTGCTGATGCAGCGCAAACAGATGCCACTGCTGCGTTAACTGGCCTGACCACCAAGCTCAACTCCGACGCACGCAACGTGTTGGCAGGCTCTGGCGGTTTGGCTGTTGGGAGTCTGCAGTGGAACTCTTCCGGTGTGCGCACAAGCGGCTATGGCGTGGGGTTCAGTGCCAACGGTCTTGCGGCTTACAACTCTGCGGGGGAAGTTACTTTTGCGTTGGATGGGGCGACGGGTAATGCCACGTTTGCTGGCGATATATCTGCGGCTACTGGGACATTTACTGGCGGGTTAAACGTCAAAAGCGCTGCTTCCGGTGCTCGTATGGAAATCAAGAATAACGTCATCAAGGTGTTTGACTCGGCGGGTGTTTTGAGGGTAAAGATTGGAGACTTGTCAGCATGAGTTTTGGCCTGCAAACTTTTGACGGCGCTGGTAACCTAGTGTTTGACTCTAACTCTAGAGCATTTAGTATGTATGACGTGTTCACCATACCACGCGTTACAAGGTCCTCTAAGGCTTATCCTGAGTTGGCTGGCTGCACGATAGATGTTCACGCGACGATAAACACAGACACAGTCGGTTTATTTGGTAACGCGCCGCGTTTATTTTCCATATCGTATGCGGCTGGATATCCTGTTGTGTCTTGGGACTATAACCAAGCATACTCCAACGGATCGCTAAACTACGCAGAAATGGTAGTATTTGTAGTTGTAAAAACTGCCCCCGCAGCTAGCACATATGGGTTTGTAGTGGCCAACGACGAGTTTGAACTGGCTAGTACAGACTTCACTAAAAACTATGCTTATATAGGCGATGCTACGTTAGTTAGTAGTGTAAATACTAACGCCTATGTTGATAGCTTCGCAGAGTACAGCATTGCGTCTAGTGTTGTGCCTATCCCCTTCGTACAAAATATAGAAGGCCAAACATGTTCTATTACTAGAGTAAGGTTGATCAGCGGAAGCTGGCGCATACGCGTTGTAAAGTCGAGTGACGCAAACCCAAGGGTGCTCTGCTTTGCTCCAGTTGCGTCCGTGGGTACGGGCAACGGGATTCAGGTATTTTCCAGTAGTGGGGGTATAGACTTTGACTCCACAAAACGCGTTTTATCGGCGGCTTCTTACGCAAACTATGTTGTAGCACCCACTACATATAGCAATAATGGAACCATATTTTTCAGGTTGTTGTCTAACACAGCTCTTAGTAGTTCTGGAACCATACCAACTAGCTCTGCGTCATTTTGTCCTATGCAAAGTTTTCACGGCGGCGAAGTTAATTCCGGCGGTAATATATATTTAAAATACTACCACGGCGGTATAAAAAAGCAAAGCGGGACAATGTACTCTGGCTGGGTTACAGACTACTGGGCAAGTTCCCCATACAATACGTTTTTTCCTATTACTACTGTATCCGGTCTTGCTCGTGTGTATACAATCGACCTAGCTAGGTATCCAAGCTAACACGAGCCATAATCCGCACATGCCTCATCTTGTCTACGACCAGAAAGAACGTATCGGTGCATGGGTCGCCGAGCAGGTCGACCAGAACGCGGACTGGGGCAGCTTCTACGCCATTGGCGTTATGAGTGGTGACGATGTCTTGGCCGGAGTGGTCATCAACAACTACAATGGGGCCAACGCCACATGTCACATTGCCATCGCTCGGCAGACCAAACAGATCGTCCCGCTGTTCCAAGCGGTGTGCGACTACGCGTTCCGCCACTGTGGCCTGAAAAGATTGACTGGCATGGTTCCGTCAAATGAGCCTAAAATACTGGCATTCGACAAACACCTCGGGTTTGAGGAAGAGTTTGTGATGAAGGACGGCGCACCGGGTGCCGACATGCACGTTTTGGTTATGCGGCCTGACACTTGTCGGTGGCTGCGCAAGGAGTAAATCATGGGCGGTAAATCTAGTCCTCCACCACCAGACTATTCTGGCATGGAAGCTCTCGGCAGAGAGCAGTTGGCGTTTTCCAAACAACAGTATGCTGAGATGATGCCTCTGGCCCGTCAGGTCTATGGCCAGCAGATGGACGCGCAGCGCCAGCAGATGGAACAAGCGAAGAACTACTTCGACTACCAACAGCAGACGTTTCGCCCGGTAGAGCAGGGGCTTGTTCGAGACGCGCAGAATTTCAGCACCGAAGGGTACCGCGAACAGCTGGCGGGTCAAGCTGCTGCTGCGGTTAGTCGCGCTTTTGGTGTTCAGCAGGACATGGGTCAACGCGCCATGGCGGCACGTGGGGTAAATCCTAATTCCGGCGCTGCGATGGCGCTGCAGGCTCAGGGTAATTTGGGTCTTGCCGCACAACGCGCCAATGCCATGACCGGCGCACGCAATCAGGCGGAACAGCTCGGCTTTGCTCGCCGTATGGACGTCACAGGTCTTGGTCGGGGCCTCGCAGGCGCATCGACCGCTGCATATCAGGGTGCTACTGGCGCTGGCTCCGCTGGGCTGGGGTCTGCAATGGCTCCGGGCAACCAGTACATGCAAGGGCTCAGTTCTGCTGGTAACACCATGGGTGGCATCCTCAACTCGCAGACAAGCGTGTACAACACCTCTGCTCAGACAGACCCCATGAACACTATTCTCGGCGCTGCTGCAGGTGTAGGTACGGCCTACGGCCTCAAGAAATTCGGTTAAGGAGTAACAAACATGGCTGGATCATTTGCAGCAGGCTTTCAGATGGGCGGCAGCGCCTATAACCAAGCCGAACGTAACCGTCTTGAACAGGCAGCTGAAGATCGCCGCGCCACTGAGTTTGCACAGGCTCAGGAAGATCGCGCACGGCTGATCGGTCTTCGCAACGAAGAGGACATGCTGCGTCAGCAGTTGACTCGACCCAACGCCGAGAACTACGCATTGGCTGCGCCCGGTCAGGGTGTCGGCTTGCGCATGGGCGCTCAACCGGCTGCTCAGCTACCAGAAGAAGGTCTGGCCATGCCTCAGATGGCTGCCCCCGCTGGCGGTCTTGGTATGCGTGAAGCCGCTGCGCCCGGCGGGCTGCGGACTCCTATGGCTGACACCCGTCAACCCACGTTCAATGCTGCCCCTACAGGCGCTGGTGCCGAAGAGATTCTTGGTCGCATGGCTTTGCTCAAAGGTGATACCGCCGGTTTCCGTGCCGCTCAGGTGTCCGCAAAGGGCTACAAGTACGAAGACGCGTACAAGAAATCCCTTGCCGACTGGAGCGCAATGGATGACGAGGCCAAGCAAGCGTTGATCGACAAGGCCAGCTACGACACCAACATCAAGGGCTTCGGCACGTGGGTGCCCGGCAAAGGCAAGCAGGCCGGTTACATGAACTATATGGCTCCCGGCCAAGACCCAATCAAGCTGTCGGCCAAGGAAGCCGGTGAGCTGTTCGCCCTGACCAATGCCATGGAGCACGATCCCATGCGGGCTCGCGGTGAGATGGATAAAGTCTCCGACAAGGTTCGTCAGCTGGCCAGTCAAGCGTTTGAAGCCCAGACCAAGGGTGTCACAGCCAGCAACACTGCCGCGCATTACGCTAACACTGATTTTACGGCAGGCCTTAACGCGTCGTCGGCTGCTGCACTTCGTAATGCACAGATTGGCGTCATCAAAGACACCACCGCCGGGCGTATTGCTGCCGCTGATATCGCAGACAAGTACAACAACCTTACACCCACAGAACAAGCTGGGCCAGTTGGCCAAGGCCTCATTCGTCAGTTCAACATGGCGAACGTCAAAGCTGGCGGTCAGGTTTCTTTGGGCAAACCTCCAAAAGAGTTTGATCCCAAAGACTACGCAGTTACCGTGGCGAGTTTCGTAAACGCTGGCATGACTCCTGCATCGGCAAAGATCGAAGCTGATACGCTGTATGGTCGTGGCCCCGCTAACATTGATGCAGGGTTGCAAAAAGCTAATGCTGACAAAGCAAAAGCCGCCGCAGCATCCGCAACTAAAACTGTTGTGCCCGTTAGAGGTCCGCTGTATGCAAACGACGAAGACTATATGGGCTCGCCTGTTGGCTTGGTAAATCCGGGATACGCCACTATAGATGCTCGTGGATTGCTGCGTACACCTTCATATGGAGCTGGCATTAACCGGTTTAGCCCTAAAGACTGATGTTGTCCGGCATGGCAAACGACTTTATACTAGCTACCTAGATTAAGACAAGGTTGTTGCCATGCCACGTTCCATTGCAGATATTCGTAAAGCCAATGGCGGTCTTGAAAACCTCACTGACGAAGATATTCTGCAAAGCACCTTCCAACAGTACAAAAGCTACTACCCTTCACTAGACGATTACGCAGCTGAAATAGGGTATGGGGGCGCTAAGCGCGGTCTTACAGGCAGTCGTATCTCTGCTGGCATTGACCAGTACCAAGCTAACCTGCTCGGCCTTGGCGGAGCTATTGCTCGAGGTGTTGGTGCGGAGGACACAGCCGCAGCGTTTGACCAACGTCGTGCTGCTAATGAAAGTGCCGCTGCCTATGCGGCTCAACGCGCCCGTGAGCTCGGTGGCGTTGAAGACTGGCGTGACATTACTGGTGTTGGCAGCGCCCTTAACTATGCCGGTGGTCTAGCTGCCCAGTCGCTTCCATATCTTGGCGAGGCTGTAGCTGGCGGTCTGACTGGCGGTTTGGCTTTGGGCGGTACTGCGGCTCGAATGGGTCTTGGCCGCGCTGCTGCCGCTACCGCAGGTGCTGTCGGTGCTAGCTATCCCAGTGCAGTTGGTGACATCCTGTCTGCTCAGCGCGAAGCTGGCGGTGAAAACCTTGGAGCCGCAGCTCTCGGCGGTATCCCCTATGCTGCGTTAAATGCTGTTGGCGTTGAGGGTATGGCAGCTCGTGGCCTGCGACCACTTATTCGGGGCGAAGCTGGTATTGGTCGCCGCGTAGCCACTGGAATTGCTGAAGGTACGGTGGGCGAAAGCCTTGGCGAAACCGGCCAAGAAATGATCAACCAGTACGCCGGTCGTATGGCGGTCAACCCCAACGAGACACTGTTCAATGAGGAGGCCAACAAACGCTATTTGGACTCGTTCGTAGGCGGAGCTACTCTTGGCGGCTTAATGGGCGGCGTTGGTGGTATTCGAGCCCCACGCCCTGAGTCGGGTCAAATTGACTTGACCCAGCCAGACACAAGCACGGAGCAACAAGCTCCAGCGCCACGAACTGGAACCCTGACCGGGCTGGATACAGCTTCGCTGATGGGCAGCCCATACGCAAACGCCAATTTGCTTGGTGGGGCTTACGCTGGGTCATCGCTGGTAACACCGACCATTCTCAGTCAAGAGACAGACCTGACCGCGCCTGCGGCTACGCCTGCTGAGGTTGCTCCTACCGCCGCCGCACCTGCTGCGGAAACCAAGCCCGCTGCGCCTTCGATCTTCAGTCCACTGGATGAGGAGCTCAACGGCCACGGCATCAAGCCTACCAAGAGTACTCGCGGCATCTATGAATACATGGTGTCCAAGGGCATTGATCCTGCTTCGCCAGAAGCTGAGCCTGTTCTGAATGCTCTGGCCAGTAGTAAGCTTGTCGACGCCCGTAAGGCAGTCGGTGAAATCATCCGCGCAAGGAGTCCACGTGGCACAGGAGTTTCTACTGTACAGCAGCCTGCAGGAGGCGTGGGAGTCGGGGGCGTTGACGTTCAAGGAACTGTGGGAAATGCAGGACCAGCTGCTCCTGTCGCAGGAGCGGTGGTTGGAGCTACCCCAACAACTGGAGCCCCACTTCGAGAAGCTGGCATTCTTTCAGTCACCCCCGGCCAACCGACTACCACTGTAACTACTGGAGCCCCAAGTGGCACTCAAGCCTCTCAAACCATCCAAACAGCGCCGCAAGGACAAACCACAACCACCGTCCCAAGTGCCGCCCCTGCGATAAAGCCCAACACGACTCTGCGTCTGCCCAAGCAGGAAAAGCTGCCCGGCGAGACTGACATCACAAACATCGCTGACATTGCCCGGATGACCGGCAACGCTGGTGGCATTGATGCTGTGTTGGAAGACGAAGCTGGCTTGCGCGGCAACCAGACTGACTTTACGGCGGACGACTTGGAAGCTGTTATCGAGCAGCACCTGTCTAAATCCAAAGACAAAGAGCGCGACCGCCAAATCTTGAACGCCTACATCACGGCGCGTCGGTCTGTGCCCGAAGGGTACAAAGGCAACATTGCCAAGGAGATCGCTGCGTCCTTTGGTATTGCAGAGTCTCGTGTGCGACAGATCGGCAACCCTGAGTTGCTCGCAAACATTGCGACATCCATGGGGTTTGACCGCAGCCAAGTGTTTGATAGCCTCGGCATTCAGTCTGCCAAAAAAGCAGCCGCTACCGAACTGGGTAAGTTGGAAGGCGAACTGAGCCGCCTTGAGTCCAAGGGCAAGCCAACTCAGGCTGATATTGATCGCATGTCCGAGCTCAGCGAGCAAATTGATCGCGTCAAAGGCAATATCGAATCCGGCGACTTGGCCGCTGCGCTGAAGGACATGGGGTTTGAGGGCGAGGCTGGTGAAGCGTTCTCGACCATGGACGACGCCCGCGAATGGCAAAAAGCCAGTACCGCTGGTAGCCAAATGGCCGTCGATCTGGTGGCCATTGCTGACTCTATTGATGCACTGCGAACTGCTGCCGAAGAGCTACAACAGCTGAATCTGCCACAAGCCGCTGCTGCGGCTGCTGAACAAATTGAAAGCCTGACCGCTAAATACGAAGCTCTGGTGGCCAACGCTACCAAGACAAAAGGTGAGCGCAAGAAAGGCAAAGCCAAGACTGAAGCTGCTCAAGTGGTTGCTGAGGAAAAAGACGCTGCCAAAGAAGCTGAGGCTGCCAAGTTCCGCGCTGAGCGTGCTGCCAAGCTGGAAGCTGATCGCAAAGGTCTGGCTGTTGGCGACACCGTTATGAACCCCAAGCTGGGTACTGGTGTGGTCAAGAGTTTTGCCGGTGATGGCGATGCGACCACGGTGACTGTGGCGTTCCAAAGCGGACAGACCAAAGAGCTGTCCGTCAAACTGGCCAAACTGGAGAAAACCAATGCCGTTCAAGTCAAAAGCCCAACAAGCGTATCTGTTCAGCCAGAAGCCGAAACTGGCAAAGGAGTGGGCGGACAAGTACGGCGTGTCAAAAAGCCTGCCGCAGAAGGTAAAGCCCAAGCCCCAAGCGTCATCCTTACTCAAGCCGAGCAAGCAGCCCAAGCGTGGGATGTAGTCGCTTCTGAGTATCCGCAAGCTCCCAAGTTCGCTGACCTGACCAAGGCTCAGCAGAACACATTCATCGGCTTCGGTGAAGGCAACTGGACCAAGGCTGACGTTGAGACTGAGTTGACCAAGTTTGCTCGTAAGTCGCGTCGTAGCGTCCGCACTGCTGACCAGAGCGGGACTGAGTTTGAGTCCGTTGAGGCTTCGCTCGACGACTTGTCGGGCTATTCCGAAGGTATTGCCGCCGGTATCCGTGGGTTGCAGAACATGGGCATGGGCAACGCTGTTGATGCCATTGACTCTTGGATGGTTACGTTCTCTCCTGTAAAGTGGGACGCACTCTACACCGTGATTGACGGCAAACGCACCATCATCTATAACGGCTTGATTCTCAAGGACAAGCAGCTGGCGACCGTTGCTACGCTCCACGAAGTCGGTCATGGCATCGACGCTGTTGAGGGCGGCGCTGGTAAGTTCTCTAACGACAAGGAGTTCAAGGTCTCTCGTGTTAACGGCGAGCTGTTGGCCCTGCGCCCCGGTTCCGTTATGGACGAAATCCTGAACCACTTTGATGACAGCAGCGAAACTTCGCCCATCGGCTATTTGCTTAACTATCCGCTCGACATGTCGGATGCAGAGAACCGCTCGTTGACTATGCAAGAACTGCGTGAGGAAGTCTTTGCACAGGTGTGGGCTTTCTCAAACATGAACGGCGGCATGGATTTCCTCCGTGATAACCTGCCAGCAACACACGCTTTTATGGAGAAAGCACATGAACAAGTCAAAGCCACAAACTACCAACGCGCCCAAGGTGCCCAGCAAGGTGCTCAGTCAGGACAAGTTCAAGCTGGACAGCAAGGCACGCAGCCTGTTGGCGCAGTTTCTCGAGCCAGCCGACAAGCCCAAGTAAACAAGGCCGTCTCCAAGCTGCCTGAGCAGGCCCAAAAGCCTGTGAGTGACAGCATCAACACCATCGGCGACTGGGTTCGTCAGGGTTTGGACCGCGTGGTGTTTACCAGCGATCTCATCAAGCGAGCTGTGGATGTCGGCATCAAGTCTGCCGCTACGTTTGAAAGCCTGTTGGCCAAGCGTGATACCAAGGCTCGTTCCTTGGAGCGCGAAGTCGAGCGCGTTGCTGACATGTACGCAACCATCGAAGAAGCCAACAAAGGCGACGGCCCCAACAGCGTCAACCAGTTCCTCTTTGAGTCCACCCGCACCGGCAAGTGGGGCTACGACAAGGGCACCTTTAAGGCTGACCCTAAGATGGCTGCGATGTTCAACGCACTGGGCCCGAAGGCTCAAGCGTATGCCAAGGCTATCTTTGCCCACGGTGACAAGATGTTGTCGGCCAAGAAGAAGGCTGTGGTGGACTACGCCACATCCGAGTACGACGCTCGCATTGCCGCCGAGACTGATCCACTGAAGAAAGCCAAGTTGGTCAAAGAGAAGGCCAACGACCTGAAGCGATTTGCTCGACTGTTCAAGATTCGTGAGGGCATCCCGTACGCTCCAATCAAGCGCTTCGGCGACCATGTTGTTGTGGCCAAGTCCAAAGAGTACATTGCTGCCAAGGCTGCCAACGACACTAAACTGCTGTCTCGTCTGGAGAAAGACCCAGACCACTACCACGTGAGTTTCACTGAGACCAAGAATGAAGCTCGCAATTTGGCAGACCAGTTGACCGCCCAAGGCCATTTTAACGGCGGCACGGTTGCGTTCAAAGAGCGTTCTGTTGCTGACAAAGAGTTGTTCGGTAGCCGTGACTCACTTGGCGCAATTACCCGACTGCGTGCTATGGCAGACGCCAAGGCCAACGCTGGCGACAAAGGCGCAGCTCAGATTCAACGCATGGTCAGTGACATGTACCTGCAGGCTTTGGCCGAAGGTAGCGCTCGTAAGTCAGAGATGCGTCGCCGTGGTGTGTCTGGTGAGATCGACATGCTGCGCTCGTTTGCCTCTCAGGGTCGCGCTGATGCCAATTTCGTGGCGTCCGTGGAGTACAACCCACAGGTGCAAGACGTGATTCAGGCCATGCGCAAAGAGGAAAACGCTGGCAGCGGTGACTTGAACCGCAAGTCAGAAATTCTGAATGAGATCACGCGCCGATACGACTCATCGTTGGACGTCAAGCCTATTCCAGCTATCAGCAAGGTCACGCGCCTAAGCTCGATCTACTTCTTGGCCACAAGCCCTGCGTACTACATGCAGAACTTGACACAGCCTTGGATGATGTCGGTTCCAGCCATGGCCGGTCGCCACGATTACACCAAGACCTCCACTGCGTTGTTCACAGCGTACAGCCAGCTGGGCAACGTTATGAAGTCTGCTCGGTACGACCAGCAGTTTGACTTTAGCAAGGTTCCTGCCGACGTGCGCGACGCCATCCAAGAGCTGGCCAATCGAGGCAAGATCGACATTGGCTTGGAGACCGAACTGGGCGAGTTCAAGATCGACGGCGATAGCGCGTTCAGCAAAGGCTGGAACAAGGTCGATAAGTTCTTGCGTGTTGCCGTGCAGAAGGTTGAATCTATCAACCGCTTGTCCACAGCCATGGCTGCATACCGTTTGGAGTTGGCCAAGACTGGTGACAAAGAAGCCGCCATCAACTACGCTGACCGCATCCTGACTGAGACCCATGGTGACTACTCGGCGTTCAACGCCCCACGATTCTTCAACAATCCAGTCGGCAAGGTGGCGTTGCAGTTCCGCAAGTTCCAGTTGATTCAGCTGACGTACTACGCCAAGCTGCTCAAGGACGCTGGCTTTGACAGCAAAGAAAAACTCGCAGCTACCAAGGCTCTGGCCTACTCACTTGGCCACACTGCATTGCTGGCTGGTGCCATGGGCTTGCCCGGCTACTCCGCGATTGCTTGGGCTATCGGAGCTCTGTTCGGTGATGACGACGATCCATTGGATGTCACAGCTGAGTTGCGCAAGTTTATCGGCGACGAGGACATGGCCAACTTGATCATGCGCGGTGCTCCGACGCTGGCTGGTGTGGACATCTCTGGCAAAGTGGGCGCAGGCAACATGCTGTCCATCATGCCGTTCAGCCAAGCTGACCTGACTACCAAGTCCGGCGTGATTGAGGCTGCTGGTACTTTGCTGGGCGGCGCTCCAGTTGGTATGGCCGCTCGTGTGGCTGACGGCCTCGGCCAGATGCTCAGCGGTGAATGGTACAAGGGCATGGAGCAAGTTCTCCCCAAGGGTCTGGGTGACGCCGCCAAGGCTTACCGCATTTCCACGCAAGGAATGACACGCCGTAACGGTGACATAGTACTGCCAGCGTCGGAGGTCAGTGCTTGGGAAGCTGTTGTGCAGGCCATGGGTATTCAGCCAGTCCAGCAGTCCGTGATAATGGAACGCCAGCAGAACACGCTGGAGATGAACCAGTTCTACCAAGACCGGTCTACCAAGGTCAAGGCTGACTACATCAAGGCCATCCGCGCTGGTGAGTCTACGGCTGAAGCTCGCGATGCGTGGGCAAAGCTGCAGGAAGCCAGAGTCAAGAACGGCTACACTCGCCAACCACTGTCTGAATTGCTTAAGGCTCCACAGTCTCAAGCCAAGCGTGAGCGGCAAGTCGTTGATGGTGTACAGTTCAACAAGGCAAACAAACGATTCGTTGAGGAGCAAATCTAATGGCTAAGACACCTGCATGGACACGCAAAGAAGGCAAAGACCCCAAGGGTGGGCTCAACGCCAAAGGGCGTGCCTCCTACAATAAAGCTAACCCCGGCAAGCCGGGACTCAAGGCTCCTCAACCCGAAGGTGGTCCCCGCAAGGACTCTTTTTGTGCCAGAATGGAAGGCATGAAGGAGAAGTTGACCAGCGCCAAAACTGCCAACGACCCCAACAGCCGCATCAACAAGTCGTTGCGTGCGTGGAAGTGCTGACATGGCCACCAAGTCTAAATCTACAGTCAACGCTGCTGGCAACTACACCAAACCCGAGATGCGCAGGCGGATTGTGTCTCAGGTAAAAGCCGCAGCTACCCAAGGCACTGGTGCGGGTCAGTGGTCTGCCCGCAAGGCACAGCTCGTAGCCAAGAAATACAAGGCTGCTGGTGGGGGGTATCGAGATTGAAAGCCCCTCAAAAATCTCTGAAGGACTGGACGGACGCTAAATGGCGAACAAAAAGTGGCAAGCCGTCCTCTAAAACGGGTGAGCGGTACTTGCCAGAAGCCGCCATCAAATCACTGAGTCCTGCTGAGTATGCAGAAACGACCAAGGCCAAGCGTGCAGGTAAGGCGCAAGGCAAACAGTTTGTAGCGCAACCCAAAAAGATTGCTGCAAAAACCGCGAAGTACCGCTAACCCCCAACTGGAGATTCCCATGAAGTCGATGCCAATGCGCGGTCAACGTACCGCTACCAACAAAGCCAAAGCCAACCCATTTGGTAAAGGCGAATCCAAGAAGATGGAAGCTGCCGAGAAGAAAATGGCTCCCTCCAAGAAGGCTTACGCCGCCATGGAGAAGAAGTTTGAGCCCGGCATGCACAAAGGTAAGAAGTGAAAAAAGCCCCCGGTGTTTAAGCCGGGGGCGAGTTCATCAACCACAAAGGAACCGGCCATGACAACCGGCCCGTGGATCATACTGCTTCAGCAGCTTCCCCGTCAAATTGATTGGTGACTAGAGACAGTACAGGGGCGTTGGCCTCTGCGTTCAGCTTGTGCATGTCAACGATGATGCAGCGAGTCTGCATGGATGGGCAGTCAGTCCCCCGAGTGATAACGAACTTGTCGCCCTGAGCCACCAAGGCTTTGGCGTCCTGCAAGCTTTTCATCATCGAGTGAAAGTCCATGCGGTTGGCCATGCACCAGTCGCGCACTTCCTTCTGAGACAGAATCAACCGCCCAGCGAACTCTTTGCTGCTCTGGCTGCCCAAGATGTAGCGGCCAGCGATCGGGCCGTTGATTCGGTTGCGCGGAGTCTCAGGGCCGCGTCCATCACGACGATCGCGACATTCGGTAGTGACAATAATTCGAGAGCTCAAGATACTGACCATGCGCTGGAAGGCGTCCTCTGAGGTCACGGTATTGTTCTCAGCCACAGACTCAGACAGCTCGCGCAACAGGTTCACGGTGAACTTGTACATCTCCTTGATGTCGAACTCCATGATGCCCAGCTTGCGAGCGATCTTGGCGATCACGATGGTGCAGGCGCTGTGCGCACGGTAGAAGCGGAACTTGGGGTTGGATAGCACCTCGGTGAACTTGCCGAGCATGGTGTGTATGTCCTTGTGGACTTCATCGTGGTTGGCCAAGATGTACTGAATCAGCGCAGCACCGGCATGGCCGGAGTTGGCGGTCATCTTCTTGATGTGCTCCGCAGCAACCAGACCTGAAGCAGCTTCCCATGCCTTCTTGCCCTCGGGTGTCTTGGGGTAGTTTGCGCGATCAACCAGCATCAGGCCTTCGTAGCGATCAACGTTCAGCTGAATCAAGCGCACAGCTTCTGCCTGTGAGTTGGCTTGGTTGGCTGCCAGCAGACCGTAGAAATCCCGGTTTCCGGTGATGTACACGTTCAGACGCCACTCCGACGACTTGGCAAACACCACGCCGCCATTCTTGGATGTGAGGCGAACTTTGTCTTGGCCATTCGACACGCCGTATGCAACGTCGCTGAACACAGCAGAGTCCATGCCCGTGAGCTCGTCCACCAGAATTGGGACGTTGTTGAACACACCGAGAGTCGCCCACAGAGCGTTGGTGGTGAAGCCGTCCTTGGAGTTCAGGGTCAACTTCTCAGGGTTGCCAAACGCAGCCAGCGCAGCGTGACATACCGTGGTCTTGCCGCGACCTGACTCGCCGCCTTGCAGGGCCAGAATCAAGCCCTTGTACAGGTCTTCGCAGTGGTGGGCAAGCAGTGAGCCCCAGCCAGAGCAGATGGTGTACTGCCAGTGAACAGCTCCGGGTCGGTTGTACATGAAGTTCAGAGCCTTGGCGTAGCCTTCCAAGCTGCCTCGACCGTTCTTGAACGTGGCCATGCGCTCCTTGGCGTTGCCGCCGACCAAAACTTTGCGCTCCGAACCGTCCGCTTCGTATAGGGTTTCCCCTAATAGGAACGCTTTGTTGTCGTCCTTGTAGCCAAACGATGTGAGGGTGTTGGTCTCAGTGATGCTGCGCTTGAGTGACTGCAGCTGGTCCAGCAGATACGCGGCCATGTGCTCTCCTGCGTTTTTGTGGTTGCTCTTGGTCAGTTCGTAGCGGGCCATGGCCCGAAGCAAGTCGGTTGGCGACGCCACAGACTCACCGGAAATCTCGAAGTCACGGATGCGCTTGTCGGGCAGGTGCAGACGGATGCCATAACGGAACGTGCCGTCTTCACCACGGATACGGGTCATGGGGTAGAACAGGTTCTCGCAGAACGGGAACGCTTGGAGGACACCCTCCTTGTCTGGCAATAAGCGGCTGAGCAAGCCCGAGTCCCACTGGTAGCCACGGGGCAGCGCAGGGATGGACACTTCCTCGGTGACGCTTTCTTCGTTGACGGTCTCCTCAACGGTCTCTTCGGGCTCAGGGATAACCCTAGCCAGTTGCAGCGGGGTGGTGATCTTGCCCTTGAACTGGCAGCCATTGCAGCCATCCGGGTTGCAGCTCTGGAAAGACTCGCAGGTGCTGGGGCCAGCGTTCCACGTGTCGTACTTCACATCCCAGTCAAGGCTGGTATGGCCAGACTCTTCGCGGTTGGACGTCCATGCTTGGGCAGTCTCCCGACCACTTTCGCAGAAGGTAAGCAGACCGATGACACGACGCCAGACCTCGTACTCCACGTCACCCATGGTGTCGCGCATCGTAGCGGCTTGCTGGCACTTGTCGGCCATGACGTTTGCATCGGCGGGAATCTCAGGGTACTGCGGCAGGTGGGCAGTCAGGTCAGAGTTCAGGTCGTTGTTGTACTGCTTCTTGGGCGCTTCGCGAATCAGTTTGACGTCATTCTCTTTGGCGTAGGCAAACAGCGGCGTAGCAAACTCTTTCGGGTCAATGGCTTCGCAGGTGGCCAGCACCTTGACTGTCTTGGCGTCGCCGTTCTTACGGTTGGTCGAACCCACGGGGCGCAGGATGGAGCTAAAGTCAGCTGTACGGGTTGGGTCAGCGATGACCTTGCAGTGGGCCAGTGTGGACTTCAACACCGTAGCGACCTTGCGCCACAGCTCAGGGCCAATCTCGTGGGTCAGTGGCCAGTAGGCATGGATGCCATTGCCTGAATCTACAAGCATGGGGCGTGGGATGCCGACGTCCTTGGCGAACTTGGCCATGGCCACAACAGCTTCTTTCTTGGTCAGGTATCCCTGACCCTTGTCGAACTTCTCTTGACCGCAGTCAACGTCCACCCAGAATGCTTTGGCCTTGTCCCAGTTCTCAGGGATGCGATACTTGCGTTTGTTGTTGCCGTTCTTGTCCAGCTCGTCCAGTTCGATGACGGCTTTTTGATAGGACGCACATGCGTGGTACACCGACAGCTGCTTGCTGCCAGCCATACCCTCGATGGCTTCGGCCATTGTCTCAAGGTCAGTGTAGACCTTGTGAGCGGGGAATTTGTAGCCCTCTTTGAACAGGGCCAGATAGTGGATGCCATGCTCAGGGAGTATGACTCTCAGAAATTCAAGGGTGTCCATAGCTCTCCCCTCCCGCTGTTGTTTTTTTGCTACTCATGACTACTCCAGAAAAGGAAAAAGCCCGCAAGCGGGCTCCTTGGGTTTGGCGCTAAAGTCAGTCAGTGCCGCCGACTTCCATGACTTCGGCGTCAGTGGTTGTAGCAGCTTGTGCTGCCCTAGCAGCGTCTTCTTGCTCCTTGGCTTGCGCCAGCACGTTGTCTATGATAGGCCGCACAAAGTTGTGCGGACCACTACCGAGCGTACCGAGCAGTGTGTTCAAAGAGTTGGCGTCCATGCTCATTTCGAGTTTGATGTTGTAGTTCATGATGTTTCCTAAGTTGTGGGGAGCCGAAGCTCCCCGTGTTGATTAATCGTCGAAGCTGATGCCGTCCAAGTCCAGATCGAGGTCGTCCTCAACAGGAGCTGGCTTAGGTGCAGCTTTGGCAGCTGGCTTTGGCTTGGCCACAGGAGCTGGGGCTTCCTCTTCGGCTTGCACCGGAGCAGGTTTGGCAGCTGGCTTTGGCTTGGCCACAGGGGCTGGTGCTTCTTCGGGCACTTCAGTGTCTTCGGCAGCAGGAGCGGCTTCGACAGCGTTGAAGCTGGCACCCAAGATGCTGGCCACAATGTCCGAGTCAACGGTCTCTTGGACTTCTGCGTATGCAGCGTCGTCGAGGAAGCCGACTGGCTTGAAGGTCAACTTGGGGGACTCAGCGTCCATGTCGAAGGCAACCTTGGTGACAACCATGTTGTACGCAGCGCCACGCTTGGCCAGAGTCTGACCGTACTCACCCAACGCACGGATGGATGCAGGTGGCACACGCAGCAGCATGGGGTCGTTCAACAGACCCGCAGCAGCCACAGCCATACGAACGGTGTCGTTACAGGCCTTGCCCTTGGAGGCACCCTTCTCAGTGATGCGCGAGCCCCACTGATTGTGTGGGCAGGTAGCGCACTTCTTGGCTTGAGGTGTCTTGGCATCGCCAGCGGGTGTGATGCCGTCGCCGGAGTAGCAGTCAGGCTTCTGGCCTTCGCTCTGCTCAGGGTTGTAGCCCTTCAGGTAGAACACCTTGCTTGTGCCTTTGTTGGCTTTAAGCAACACCACGTCCAAGCTGGTCGCGGCGCTGTCAGGGTCTTTGGGGTTACGCAGAACTTCGCGCTCGCCATCACGCACCACGGCAAAGACTTTGCCCTTGATGGAGATTGCGGGGAAGCCGCCGCCAGCGTGGCTGGTAAGGTCGGAGTTCAGGGATGCTACGTCAACTTGCTTGAGGTACGCAGGCAGCTTGCTGCCACTGTCAAAAGGAATGATGTTCATGGTCTTTGGTGGTTGAGGTTGAGAGTTTACGACGAACGGCGGACATTGACTACACGCTCTTCACGGACATTGATTCCGGGAGGCAAGTCGTCATGGATGGCGCGGAACTGCTCGACTGCGGTTTTGGAAACACGCGTCTCGAGCAAGCTCCACTCTTCGTTGGCCTTCACGTAATCCATGAAGACCTCACGATCGGCAACGCTGGCTGTTGTGCGCACCGTGGAGTACGCAGTACCAAACTCAGTTTTCACAGAGTCCATGCCAGTTTTATTGAAGACGTCCAGAAGCTTGGCTTCCAGTTTTTCCATCTTCTCGTTAAGGGGTGCAATGCTAGCGTCAAATTCAGCTTTCATCGCAGCTTTTTTGTCGCGCATCTTGATATACATCTCGACTGCTTCAGATAATTTCACTTTGGTTTCCTTTGTAGTTAATCTTTGATCTGCTCTTTCATCATCTCCAGCAGCAGCCCTTGCATGGACTGCTTGTCCTGAAGTCTTTTGTAGACCCGACGCTCAACGTCAGTGCCTGCAATGTGGACGATCACCGTGGTTCTCGTCTGGCCGGGTCGGCGTACACGGGCACAGGCCTGTTCGTACACTTCGTTCGAGTGGACTGGTGCGTACCAAACGATGGTTGTAGCCGCCGTAAGGGTCAGTCCATGGCTCATAGCTGCTGCGTTGGCTACCAGTACTCGGGGTTCATCGTTACGTTGAAACTCGCCAAATATCCGGTCACGTTCGCTCTTGCTTGTGCCGCCATGTACCGTTTCTACCGCCCAGTCCTTACGCAGTTCTGACGCCACGCTTTCGAGCGCACCAGTCAGCGGAACAAACACGATGACCTTGCCTTCGGATTCTTCGATGATCTCCTTGACCACGTCGAGCCGGGGCTTGGATGGGATGACGATCTCTTCGCCACCTGTCCCGTACGCGACACCACATGCGATCTGAATCAACTTGTTGGCCTTGACCGCTTCGTTGACCGCAAGAATCTGACCGCCTTGGTAGTCCGTCGCCAGCTTGGACAGCATGTCCTTGTAGGCTTTGGCTTGCTCAGGTGTCAGCGCAACCTCACGGGTCATGAAGGTCTGCTCAGGCAGGTCGGTACAGTCATCCAGCGAGAACCGAATCGCAGGTTGCATCATCTGGTAGATGGTGTCGTTGGCGTCGGGCCGGGCAATCCATTTGAACTGCGTCAGCTGGCGCATCACCTTGTCGCGGAACGCGCTGAAATACTTGGGCACGTTCTGGTTGTCTGGCGTTATAAGCTTGCACTGTGCCCAAGCATCGGTTGGTGCGTTAGGTGTTGGCGAGCCTGTCATGCCCCACACGCGGCGGGTGGTCTGCTTGTTGCAAATCTCGTTGAGAATCTTCCACCGGTCTGTGCCAGAGTTGCGAGCCAGAGCCAGCTCGTCCACGACGATCAGATCAATGTCAGGTCTCTTGGCCAGCTCCGCCTTGATGGATGCCAGCCCGTCGATGTTGATGATGTAGACGTCAACTTCTTGCTTGAGCAGCTTGTTACGGCGCTCGCGTGTTCCGTGCAGCACGACAGCATCAAGATGCGAGAACGTGTTGAACACAGAGTCGGCCCATGTGCGCTCCATGGTGGACAGCGGACACACCACAAGAACCTTCTTGACCTGCTTGGTACGACGTAAGTAGTCGTATGCCCACAGTGCGCTGTTGGTCTTGCCAGTGCCCATACCGTTGAGGCAGAAGGCGCGGCTGTTCATGGACAGGAACGATGCTGTATCACGCTGCGCGTCGAATGGGTCGTAGCGACCGCTGACCTTGGGCCAGTCATAGTGCATAGGCATGGGGTCAGGAACCTCAAAGCCTAAGTTGCGAAGAACCCGAGTTTCGTCAGGTCTGTGTGGCACTGCTACCAGTGTCGATCCGTTGTGGCTGACCAGTTTGGCAGTCGGGATAACCGTAGTCACCCGACTTGGGTTTTTGAGGCGTAGGACAACCGCCTTCTTTTCTTTGTGAATTAGCATGTGAGTTTCATTGCGGTGAGAGCGGCCATGACTCCTTCATCTGACGTTTCAAATGGCATGCTGTGGACGACTGGGTCGCCTCGTACTCGCCACCTAACCTCCAACTGATCGTTGAGGTAATCCCTGAAAAGCTGTGTTGCGAGAATCCGATCAGGCATCCTCCTCCCAAAGAACATGACGCTGGTCGGATTATTTAGGTGATAGTCCTCACTTGTCTGGGTTATAACTGCCACTGCCTTTTCTCCATCCACGGTTGGTTGCACGATCTTGGACTGCGGTGTTGCCCTTGCCGTTGCCACCGCCGTTCTCCAGTGACTTCTTGTGGGCTACGTCCTTGCCATCACCGACTCGGGCTTTGCCATCTTTGATGGCTTCGCGCCGTGCGGCGTTGTTCTTCACACGCTTGGCCACCTCTTCAGGGCGAGCGTTGTAGGCTTTTTGGTATTCAAGTTTGCGAGGTGTTGATTTGGTCATTTGATTTCCTCTGTTTACGCTTGGGGGTACTTAGGGCGTCCTCTATTGTCCACCCCAGCTTGTTGATCCTGTCTAAAACAACGTCAGGCGACAGCCCATTTTTTCGTGCCGACTGCGAAATGCAAAATCCTTCGTGCATTCTTAGCCTTCGCGTGTTTCTGGATTGCTCTACAAGTGGAACCCAACGGCAGTTACTTTTGCTGTAGCCTTTGTTGTTGTCTTTGCGGTCTAGGGAATACCCGTCAGGTGGCTGACCCATATCCGACAAAAAGTTTTTAAACGAAAGCCATCGCTGGCATATCGTGACGCCTGCATAGCATCGGTTTTCTTTTCGGCTTGCGTTACGCACCCGGGCCTTCATGCCAAGCCATTTTGCGTATGCCGCAGTGTGGGCCATGCCGTGGGTAGTATTTCTTGCAGCCGTAACTTCATTTTTGCGGCACCCGCAGGACGTTGTGTCGCCACTTCGCAAGTCAACTTGCGCTTTAACCGTGCGCACACCGCAGTCACACAGGCAAATCCATGCAACTCGTTTGCCTTTGGTTGTTCTTGACTCAGCCACTAAACGGCCAAAACGAAAGCCTGTCAGTTCCACGTTCGCCTCCTTTAATCTGGATTATAGTATTCTCCAAATCCGTTATGTTGTCAACATGCACTAAAAAAATAACGGCCCCAGCATTCTTAGCTTTTGTAGCGTTGTGTGTCTGCAACGCGGTAGGCTTTTTGCTGCTGTCGCTTTTGCATTCAATGCCGACAAACACGCCATCTGCGCAAGCGACAATGTCGAATATGCCCATGGAGCCCATGCCGTTGGACACAGGCATAAAGAAGTACACCTCATGCCGGTTCAACATTTTCTTGCAAGCGTCTTTGACCTTGCCTTCTGGTGTACTAGCCATTCTTCCTCCCGTTGAATTCACAGCTCAATACTGAACACCAAGCCTTACAAAGTCCTGACGTCTTCGCTGGCCAGCGATCACGTTCGTATGCCGACTCCAGCTTGTTAACACGGGGTACGAAGTTCTGCCAGATGATCGGCACCTCGGTGCGTTCGCGTGGCTTCCAGTCTATCTTCTTTTCCTTGAGCCAGATGAAGCCCGTGGTAACTTTGTTGATCTCTGGGTGGTGTGCGAACACGTAGTTGGCGTAGAGGTCAAGCTGTTCAGTTGGCTTGCGCTTTCCGGTCTTGTAGTCAGCGACGATGGCCTTGTCCCCATGGAGCACAATCAAGTCAGCGATGCCACGAGTCCATGCGCCTTTCCATGCTGTCGGCTGGAAGTTGCGGTCGAGGGCGTATTCCTTCTCGCACAGCTTGGTGCCGGGCAGCGCAGCCAGTTTGTACGCCAGCTTCTGCCACTGCTCCATGCCCTCGGGGAGCATGACTCCGTCTTTGATGAAGTCTTCAAACGCCGTGTGAACCTTTGTACCCCACTCAGTGTGGATGGTAGGCGGCTCAACAACATCGCGCTTCACTTTCAAGTGGTAGAACTTTCGCGGGCAGTTCTCGAACGTGTCCAATTGTGAATACGTCCATGCTGGGTTTGTCATGTTGTTCCAATGCGGTTGCGCCCCCAAGGCATCATTTGATGGTTGGGGGCTTTGTTCTGAACTTCTATGGTAGCAGCATCGTGAGTGCTGTCAACATTATTTTGCTTCGCCGTAGCAGCCAGCAATATCGCCTTCAGACCACGTCACCAACTCAGGCCACCACGACACGCCGCGCCGCATAATTCCTTGCAAGTGGTCGAGATGTTGCTCTGCGGAATGCTCTGGAACCACATAGACCAACTCGTCATGAACTGCCAGCGATGGGCGCAGGCCGGTGTCCTTGAAGAACTTAACGCTGTGCTCTGCAATGACGTCACGTGCAAGGGCTTGCACCAAGTTCTCAACACCCTTTCCTGCGTAGATACGTGCTCGTGAACGACCGTTGCCGTACCACCATTCGGACTTGCCGTTGTCTATCTCCTTGACCAGCGACGGGTAATAGATGCGACGACCGGACGGTAGGCGAACAGCTTCGTGCTCTACTTGGCACATACCCCACGGGTCGATGGCACCAGCAATGCCTTGGCGGATGTTGGTCAGGTTGTTCTGGAACTGACGCCAGCCGTTGACGATCTCGCCGTGAGCGTCGCGGTACTTGTTGACCACATCAGTGGCTTCTTCCAGAGTCAGGTCGATGCCGCCCATCAGCTTGGCAACCTTCTGGAACGTAGCACCGCCAGCACCGAAGCCTAGACCCAAGTGAGCTACCTTGCCCACCTGACGCTGGTTCTTCGTGACTTCATCTTCTGTGATGTTGTAGAGGTCATGCGCCGCGAAGTAGCGGTACAGGTCGGCCTTGTCGGGGCTTGATGCAAACAGCTCCATGGCATACGGGACTCTCCACAGAAACATGTTGACTCGCAACTCAATGCCAGACAAGTCAGCAACGATCACCTTGTGACCCTTGGGTGCCTTCAGTGACATGCGCAGGGCATCAGATGGCTTTGGCTTCTTGGGGTCGATGCGTGGCAGGTTCTGCATGTTGTACTGCTCACCAGACCAGCGGCCTGTCGTGTCAGCACCAGCGTACTTCAAAGGCACGGGCAGCCTACCGTCGCAGGCATCAGCGGCTCGCAGGAACGCTTGCAGTCGTGTCTCCAGCAGCGTGGACTTAACCTCCAACCTAGCGCATGCAGCAGCGGCCACGATGGGGTTAGGGTGCTTTTGCAAATCAATGAACGCATCATCAGTCTTGGCCAGCGCAGGCACCATCTTCTCGGGATTGGTAGGTGAGCGTTTCATGGGCGCTTCGACGCCAAGGCGCTCCAGCAGCGCAGAGAACTTCGCGGCAGACGCCAGCTCAGTGCGGACTTGTTCTTCTATGGCTGTGCCATGCTCAAGGTGGTTGGCCACGAACTCGTCGATGCCTAAGATGTGTGCGAGCTCCAGCAGCGAGCGACGCTTCTCTTCCTTGACGTCATCCAAGGCCTTGTCCACCATCGCATAGTTGAGCAAGAACTTAGGCTCGACCAGCATGCGTGTCGTCATGTCGATCTGCAACAACTCGGCCTTGGGGAAGTCGTTGTACAGCTGCTTGAAGATCGCAGCGCACAGGTCGGTGTCGACCTTGTTGTAGTCTTCCATCTGAGCCAGCTCATCTTCACTGAAGTCACACAGGTGTTTGCCCTTGGTGTTCGTGGCTTCGAGGTCAAGCTTGGAGCCAACACGCAGTTCTTCGGAGAGCTTCTTCAGGGACACGCCAGTCAGGAACTTGCCGTTGACCTTCACGCCAGTCTTGGAATGCTTGGAGCGAGCCATAGCCGCAGTGCAGCCGTACATCTTGGGGTTGACGCCCATGCGCCACGCAAGAATCATCGAGTCGAAGCCCGACATGTTGTGGCCGATGGCCATAGCGTTCGACCAGTCGAGGGCTTGAAGGTGCTCTCTGATCTTCTGCTCACCGAACAGAACGTAGGTAGGCGAGTTGCCCACCTTGATGGCCACAGAGATGATCTCAGTGTCCGGGTGCATAACGTACTCCGTTGGAGACATTCTTGTGAGCGTGTGAGTCGTGCTCCAGTACGATTCAAAGTCGATATAGATGGGAGTCATTATTTTTCCAGTTTGTTTGCGACGTTGAAAGCAGTCCAGAGCTCAGCGAACCTAGGGTCGGTCTTTGCAGCGAACTCTGCAAAAGCAGCCACCCTCTTGAACGATTTTAAGTCCTCGAGTGTAATAGACTCCTCGCCCAAAGTAATTGACGGGTTGCTCCCCGGCGAACTCGTCCCAATACCAAGGTTGCCGGAAGAATCAAGCGTCATTCTTGGTTGCACGGTTAGCTGCGGCGATTGGTACCAGTTGGTGGTCATCAGTACATGCCTTCCAAGTCTGGTGGTGCATAGTCAGGCCCTTTGGCTATCTTGCCGTTCTCATTGAAGATGGGGTAGCCGTTCTTGTCGAACTTGCTGTAGTTGCTACGGTTCACAGCGGCGACCGCATCAGCTGTTTTCATGCCAGCGCAGTAGCCAGCGCCGATAGCTGTCACGACTTGGTCAGCCAACGAGTCCAAGAACTCTTTGCGGTCTGCCATGAAAGCTCTGAGTTCTCCGCTCTTGAGCATACGCGCTAGTGCGTTGATCGCTACACGAGTAGCACGTACTTCGTACTCAATGCCTTCTTCGTTGGTGAAGTCCAGCGCGTCGAGCATCTCAACAATCTCCTCGAAGTGACAGCCAAGCTGTACGTTGAAGTCTGCCTCGGTTGGCTCAGGTCTGGCTCTTTTGTGCCACAGTTCAATTTGGTCTACGCTCATTACTGCTCCAGTGCTTTGATGGCCATGATCCGAGCGATCACGTCCGGGATTTTTTCGTCGTCTTTGACGATGTAGAGTTCGTGCGTCCAGTCAGGGCCACGAGTAGCGGGCTTGTAAGCCGACACCTTGACGATGCGACCGTTCACTGCTTTGATAATTGCGAAGCTTAGCTGTGCAGCCTCCACTTCGACGTCATTAGCTACTCGAATTGCTTCAGCCGTCATAGGCGAGGAGAGGCGGTCACTGTCCAGCAGCCAGTTACGCAGCCATTGTTTGATACTCATTTGCTCTCCAGTTGGAATGCGACGATGGCGGCGGCGATGCGCTCGTTCACGTCTGTGATGGTCTCAGCTATATACGTCTCGTACTCGTAGCCTTCTTTGCGTCCGATGTTGACGATGTATCCGTTGGCCGCTTGCAGCACCTCAACAGTACCGTGAAACAGCTTTTTAGACTTTGGCAACTGCTCCTTTTGCATGATCTGGTTGTATTGCGCTGGGGAAATGCCACCGGGGTAAATGCTGTTTTGTGCCCCTATGACTGAGCCTTGTGCAGCGTTTTGCAGTGGGTGGCCTGTTAAGGCGTGCATCAGGTCTTTGAACATGCGCGTGTCTCCAGTTCGATCAATAGTTCGATGTAGTGTTTGGCTTTTTCCAAGTCAGCAACACCGTTCTTGTTGCGCCAGCGACTGACGTACTTGATGACGTTGCCTTCGAGGTAAGGGATGCTGTTGGCGTGGATGAACTCGACTGGCTGTATGGCCATTGATTTGTAGTGACTGCCGTCGACTTGAACGTCTAGTGCGTTTGTCATCTTGTAGTTCCTTTGGTTGGATGGGGACAATCTTCTGGTGGGATAACCACGCACCATACTGCGCTAAAAGTCTGACGTGGAACTGACTCCCATCGGTCGATGTACGTGTCAGGCATTGTCTGCAATACTCGTCGCAAGTTGCATTCAGTACGGTTAAGTATTTCGTTGAGCTGACGTATCGTCAAACCATCTGCGCTGGCTCTGAGTAGCTCGCGAACTTGTTTGGCAGTTGCTGTTCTCATGCTAGCTCCACGATGCGGCGCATCTTCTTTAGACGCTGTGTTTCCAGCACGTCGTTGATGGCGATCTCCAACTCTCGCACGGTCACGGTGCTCAGCTGCACATCATGCACTTCCATGGCAAGGTTCAGAGCTGTAAGTTCCGGCCCCTTCACTATGAACCGATAGTCGTTGGCCACACCACGGCGTGCCATCTCCAGCAGCTTGTCTTGTGCATCGCCGATCTCAGGCAGCCAGTCGCCACCGATACCGCGTCGGCTCAGCGCTTCGGCCATGTTCATCGCGTCAATGATCGAATCCACGTCACGGCGCGACGCCACTCCCATGCGAAGGTTGTTCATCGCGTCGTAGTTGCGGATTTTCAGGGTGGTGCCTGCGCTAACGTCGTCCACCTTCTTGAATCCGGCTCTTACCCAGTTGATGGTGTCGAGGATGACACCCTTGGGCTTGTACTTCTTGCGCGGCTTTTTACTCTGTGCCATCTCGGCTCCTGTCAAATGTGGGCAATGGGCACCAGTGTGTCCAGCCGTCGGCGTCGCGCCACGAGCCAAGGACTGCAACGCCAAGGCGCTTATCGATCATCAGCATCTTTGCGCTTTTCGGTGGTGGGAATTCTTTGGCATCACGCCAGTGGTTGTTGACGTCGACCACAGCAAAGCGGTCATGTGTAAGTTTGTGTTCGGTCATGTCAGTGACTTCCATTTGCTTTTGGGCTCGCTTGCTCGCTCTACGTAGAAGTGAACCAAGAAGTTAAAGACTTGTGAGTACGTCATGGTGATGCCAGTGTCTGCAGCTAAGCGCTCACGAATACGGTCAATGTCGCAACTGACAGGGATGGTTACCCGTTTGGTCTTAGTGTCTCTCATGCTTGTCCCCTTGCTCGGATAGCGTCATAAACAGCTTTTAACGGGCTTTCGTACTCATCAGATGGTGGCGAGTTATAGACCAATTCAGCACACTCCTCACGTTCGGCTGCCATTTCGCAACGCATATACTCAATTGTCACTGTGCCGTATTGAGTAGGCTGGTTTTCTGGGTCGGTGAACAGTTGCATCAGGACTTTGCGCTCTGATTCAATGATGAGTTTGGCAAAAGCCTCAAGGCGTTCTTCATATGCCTCGCCCATCCAGCCCTCAATGGGATCAGAGAATCCGGCCTTCAATGCTAGGTCTAAAAGTATTGGTGTCATTTCACGCCCCTTTGTTCACGTTTGTCTTTGCGCTCGTTGTCACGGTGGTTCAGCCACCACAGGCACAGTGGAAACAGAACCAGTACGCCAAACACAGCGGCAATGATCTTGCGGGTCAGGTAATTTTTAAAGTCAATCATGTGTTTCCCCTTGCTCGAATGGCGGCGATAAGGTCAGTGTTGTTCTTAGCGTAGTCGTCAACAAGATCAAGTATTGACTCACGCTCTGCCGCCACCATCTTTTCGCACATTAGCGTCCAGCTTGCGTTTGCTCTGCGATTGATTTCTTCACGTTCATCAGCACGGACAAGGGCTTCAAAATGCTTCAGTGCATCAATAAACTTAACTCTTTCATGTCCAAGCCCGTAAACGTCAATCCATGACTCACGGGCCATTTGTATTGTCTTATCCATTGTTGCGCTCCTTCAGCATCTCTGCTCTGCAATCGTTCCATCCCGCTGCATATGCAGGGTTCTCATCTTTCGGGTTAAGAACATCGGGCACGACTAACTGTGCTACGGCGTTTTTCTCTTCATATTTGGACATGACATCTTCGGCAAATATGTAATGGTCCAAGCAGTATCCGGGTTGGTTGTTAAAAATCTCGTCAATCTCTTCCTCACTCAACCTAACCCATTGCCGCTTTGCTGCGGGTGGGGTGGTGTAGAGAAGCGTTACATCTGGGTCATTAAACGGCTCACCATATTCAATCTGCTCACACTCTCCATCTTCGTTGACATACGCCCACGCCACAGGCTTCTGTACAAATGCTGCATCACGCATAGCCACATCAAACTTCAATGCTTTGTCTTTCATACAAACCTCCAATCGCCACAACGGGCGCATCTATAAGCAGGGCGTTCTTTGTTGTCGCCGGGTTCCCAGCGGTGTTTGCAGGTCATTTGATTACCTCGCTCTTGTACTTCTCCCACAGACGAATGGTCTCGCCGATGGGCATCTTCTGCTCATACCGCACGCGGATGAACTCGTCGATGTACTTACCAACGGACAGCAGCTTCTCGTGCGCCTCCGCATGTTTCTTGTCCTCGAAAAACTTGCCGTCATCGGTGACATAGCCTGATACATTTCTCATGCAGTGTTCCTTGTGATTGAGTAAAAGCCCGTTCGCCAAATTACACGTATTCAATTACGCAACCTCGTGCTTGACCTCTGTGTAGCGACCGCAAAGTCTCATCGGAAAATCGCTACAAGGCATAAGGCGCTGTTTCCGGGGTGGGCAAACCCCCAGTGAAAGTCGGTTGCTACCGAAGCTATTCGTTATCCTTTTGTCCTTTTTTCTATTGCATGGCCAAACCGCAGCACCCTATCTGACCATGTGTTGTTTAGCGTTATTGTGAACGGGCACGGCGGCGTCATCGAGCACGATGAGGTTGTGTACCACGACAAGCCAGACCCGAAACCGGACCCGGAGCCAGCTCCGAAGCCGGAGCCGGAGTGCTGCAACAGGACGATTAACATATCGCTCCATTTCCACTGAGCTACAAGCTTAGGTTGAGCCCCAGCAGCCACAAGCCGCTGGGGCTTTTTATCTTCTGTTGGCATACCTTGTCCAGCATCTGTGGCACATCCACTTGCCGCGCATCTCTATGCCACCTAACGGCTCTGCGTCGTTGCCACATGTGTCGCACTTCTTAAGCCTGTGCAGCCTGTTCATCTGCTCCTCCTCTGTCTGGCGGAAGGAGTTTGTCGAAGGCAGTCGCGGTGGCTTGGAATTCATTGAGTATCTGCGGGTTGGTTGTTGCAATCCAGTTAAGAAGTTGCATGAGGTGCTTGTTGATTGTTTTAAGTTCAACGTTACGTATGCCTTGGCTGTGGACACGCAGCTGTAGCTCGTTGAAGTTACGGTTCATGTCATCAAACGCTTTTTGCAATAGCTCGTAGTCAACAATGTGTCCTGAACGGTGTACAGGGTTGTCGATTGACTTCAGGTACATGTCAGCCCCCAAAGATTTGTTTGAGCTTGTCGTAGATGGCTCGCGCTTGCATCACGCTCATGGAGTTGATCATGGCGTCGACGTTGCTGATTGGCGCAGTGACTGGAGCCACAGGCTCTCGCTTGACCAACACGCGCTTGCCGTGCTTGCGGCCCTTCATGATCTTGCTCAGGTGTTTGCCGTGGGCTTTGCGGTCGAACCGTGGGTACGAGTCGCCGACTACTTGGTAGTGGTACTTGTCTCCAATGAGACCGCGAGCAAGGATTGCTTTGTTGTGCAGTGCAAAGATTTGCGACGAAGCATGTGAATCGCTGATGCCAAGTCCAGCTGCTACGCCATTGACGCTCGACATGGGGTTGGCCTTGATGTAGTTCCACACGCGCTCACGCTCGGTGGTAGCTTCGCCCACAACGGGTGGTTGTGTAGGCTCGTCGGCGTCGTCGAATTTCAGGTTGTTGAGTTTCATAAGTTCTGTTTTCAAGTCAGGCATATTCATTCTCCAGTTCGTCAATGATTTCATCAAGCATGTCGTTGGCATGCAGCGCTTCCAAAACGGATTCGTCAGAGGTCATGGCGTCGTACTCGACTTCGAGTCGGCTGTATAGGTCACGCATGTGGTCCTTGAAGGCTTCCTCGAACTCATCATGCAGCTTGTCGTAATCGTATTCTCGCAAGTTTGCTAGGAACACTGCGTCCTGTATCTCTGTCTTGTATGGGCTGTAAGCATGGACGAACTCGTCCAACTCGGAATAGCAATAGTCGCTTGGACATGCCATGTCAGATGTGAACGACGTACAGTTCTCGTGGTAGTAGTGGCCTCGGTGTTCGACTCGGAAGCCCCAAGCCTGCTCAGCCAGCGTTATGAGTGCTGGGTCTGCGCGTAGGATGGATGGCAAGAAGTCTCCCCACGAATACACACGACCATCGAAGCATGCACCGTCACCCTGTGAACTAAAGCCGCTGAAGTACATGCGCTCAACCTCGATACCGATGACGTCCATGTCACGCTTGAAGTCGCTGTAAACATTGTCCCACCAGTAAAGATGTTCCGTGTTGAAGTTGCGATGCTTGTCCAGTATCTCGTCTTGCTGGCGCTTGGTCAGCGCCTCAAATCTTTCGATGGGTGTCATAGCGGTGCATCCTCATAGTTGTCTGGGTTGAACTTAGGCTCGCCGGGTTTGTTGGGTAAGGGTTGTGTGGGGAATGGCCATGTCATTTGACTCTCCAATATCTTTTGGTTGTCTCCACGACCTCATCCTTTGGCGGGATGGGCACGAACACATTTCCGAACGTAGGCTTCCATCCGAAGCGTCGCCATGTGGCTTGCACATCAGCGCCTGACGTCCACTTGTAATCGGGATGACCCACGGGAATGGTTGGGTGTGTGATCTTTGCTGTCATGCTACCGCCATGAGTTTGGCCGCAATAGCCGCAGCTGTAAGGCCCTCAGTGTCGACCTCTTCTACGATAGCCTTGCGTTGCGATACACGCTCGATCTTGCGATTGAGTCTTTCCATATCTTCGGAGTGGATGTACATCGTCACATTGGGGAACAGCTTGACCGCTTCGTTGAGTGACTTGCACTTGCCTAGGAACTCGGTGATTTCTGTCTCTATCTTGGCCCATCGTGTGTCAATGTCCAGTGCGATGATGGATTCTTCCCAGCGTTGCAGTAACTCAGCGCGACCTAATGCCCCCTCTGGCAGGGCACGTACATAGTCGATAGTCAACTCTGAGTCTGTCTTGGCGTAGTAGCTATCTTTTGGGCGTGCATACGCAGACTTCGTGCCGTTGAACCTGACTCCGGTAGACAGTTGGCGGCCATCATCCAGTTCGCCTTTGATGGATATGGTGGCATCATCCAGCTTGCTGAGCCAATCCTTGGGTATTTGATTGACGAGGTGTACGTAATTCTGACCCCAGCATCCGATGTTGAACAGATGACTGGCGTCAACGAAAGCGTTCTTGTCGATGTTGGGTACGTCACTGTTGCGCTCAGACATACGCATTGCGTTGATCTTTGTCTTGACGCGAGTGATAACTTCTTTGGTGATGTAGACAGTTGCCACGATTAAAGTCCTTCGAGTTGAATGGTTGTTGCCACGAATTGCATTGCTTGCGGGAGCGTGAGCTTCTCCTCATATGGCCCAAAATGCTGCCATGGTTTTTGATTGAGTGACACGTTGACGTGCCACCCAGTCTTGTTGTGAACTACCTCGACGCCGACAGTCGGCGATCGTTCAGCTACCGTCGGATGGCTTGAAGTGGTCTTCGATTGCTTCTCGGAGAGCATCGCGGTTTTCCTGTGGTGCATCAGCAGCTAGTGCGTCGTAGCACATCTTCAGTACCTTGTCATACTGGGTAACGAGGTCGTCGATCTTTGCTTTCAGGTTTGGGGTATCAGCCATTGTGGTTCTCCAAGTTAAAGTGGATATTGTCGCCGTATGGAGCTTGAATGTCACTGGAGATACACCAGACGACAGGATACTCAGGGGCTTTGGATGGGTTGAAGTCGGTGTAGCCGTCGGTCAAGCAGACGAACACCTCGGGGTTGATACCTTCCTTGGCGATGTAGTCGAAGCCAGCTTCCATGTCAGTGCCGCCGCCGCAGTAGAAAGTGAGTGCTACTTCTTCGCCTTGCTCGAACACGTCGTGCTTGGCTACACCAGTGTCGACATACAAGATATGAACACGGGACGGATTGCACAGCGACACGATACGTTGCATGTGACCGTTGTAATGGTCAAGCTCGAGCTTGCTGATAGAGCCGGACACGTCGACTTGGATGACGACCTCACCCATCTCCGCAGTCTTGCCGACAGAGGGCAGGTAGCAGTTGGCGAAGCGACGGTTAGGGCGCGACCATGTGTAGTCACCGCGAGTGAACGATGTCATGTAACGCTCGAGAATCTCGTGCCATGGGGTGTCAGGCTCGATCAGGTCAGCGACGATCTTGGCCAGTGAACCGGGCATCTTGCCCTGAGCCTTGGCTGCTTGCGCAGCTTGGGCAATCTCGACACGGGTCTCGGCGTCGATGCGTGTAGCTTCTTCGTCGGACACAGGGCCACCGCGCTCGATGATGTCGTCGCCTGTACCGCCGGGGCCGTTGCCGTCGGGATCGTCAGGCAGCTTGTTGTAGATGACGTCGACTGTCTCGTCTTTGGAGCCGGGCATATTGACACAGCCGGGGATGACAGCGCCGATGCCAGCGTCTTTGAGCATGTCGTTAATCCATGCGTCACCGGCGATGTTCCACTTCTTGGGCTGACGAGCACCGCGACGCAGGGCATGCTGACCGATAACGTGGCCGACCTCGTGACACAGCAGGAACACAAGCTCGTCAACAGACAGCTTCTCGACGAAGTCTTTGTTGTAGTAAATCTGACCGCGCTGGTCGACAGCCGCAGTGGGGATGGTGTTGTCCTCGATGAGTTTGCGCTTCATGAGGATAGAGGCGAAGAACGGATGCTGGGTAACGATAGCTACCTTAGCGCGATCGAGTTTGGTGACTGCCATGATTACTCCTGAAAAGTGATGAGGTGGATTGGCTCAGTGCCTCTGAGCAGGTTGGCTACTTGCATTGCTTTGTCTTTAGTCTCCTGTGTAGTGTGCTCTGTCAAGATTTCTAAAACCTTACGGATAGACTCTTTCTCGCGTAAGCTGACATAGAAATCCGGGTTGAGCGAATTGGCGTTTCGCATGCTTGATACCATGTCGTTCTTGTAGTAATTGTTGGCGGCGTAATCTGGATTCTCCAGTATCCATGCGGTGAAGTCGGCTTGCACAATCTCAGATACCAGTGGAGCAGCGCTCGAGGTAATGCCCATGATTCGCATGCCGTTCCAGCGGTTGTTGCTAACCTGCAGCTGGTACTTGACGGCTAACGCCCTTGCTAGTTTGGCTGACCCCGAGCTCCAGCCACCTGTGATGAAACGGTTCTCGATCATGCGGATGATGTTGTTACGCATCCTCACACCTAGCCGCTGTGGGTACAGCGTTACCGTTGTCTCGGTGCCGGGCATACCAGTGATACGCCCCCGTTCGTTGTTGTTCATGTTGCTCATTTGATCTCCTCAAAAAAGTATCCGTCGTCTTTCTGCACAATCTTTCCTTTCTTTTCGTACACACCAACCAGCCAGTTGGCGTACTTGTTAGCCCTGTACTTTTCATACATAGCCCACGTTTTCATGGACTGGTTACGCCACAGCAGCACAGCTACTGCGACCATCAGGATGTACTCGAGGTCGGTGAACATCAGTAGAACCCAGCCAGCTTGCTTGCCACAGCATCGAGGTCTGCCTTGGCCTTGGCTCGTGCATTGGCTGAACCCTTGACAATCTCTACCGTATCCAAGATGGAACCAGCAAGGGTCTTGATGCCTTCGATCTCAGCGAGCAACTCCGGTGTCGGGTTGATTGCCAACTTCTTGGCCATGTCACAGCCCTCGATCACGTTGTCGATCAAGCTGTTGTGGAAGCGTTCCTTCTGTCCGCCTTGGTATTCCTTGAGCCGTGTGACCAGCGCACCCATGGGCTTGAGCATCCGGTTGATCGCATCGGCGTTGGCTTGGGCAGCAGCTTCTTGCTCTGCACGCTTGAACGACTCAACGTCCTCATCGCTCAGGTCGAACAGGAAGTGCGACGCATCGGGCATGGGCTGGAACCGAAGCTCGGCTGACATGGACAGCTTGAAGTCCTCGGAACTGGGGTACTCGTCTGTGTTGGCTCGGCCAGCTGCACTGCCACTGTTGCGATACATCACGTCGTCAAGCACAAGCTGGTCATACATGGGCATGTAGGTGTCAAGCAAGTTGTCCACCGAAGCGATGCGATGCTTCATCTCCTGTGTGTACTCGAAGTACATATCGTTTGGCAGGATGCGTGGGCCAGCGTCGACGTAAGGCAGAGTGTTCTTCTTGTGATACGCATAGACCTCGCCATACTTGGCCATGATCTGATTGATGGGCGACTCGCGATTGCGGAACAACTTGGTCAACACAGTGAGCGACTTGTCGTTCTCCTGAGCTTGTAAGGTTGCTGTAAGCCCGTGGTCACGGCGAGTGAGTGCTGCACGACGAATCGTCAGCTTCACGAGAACTGCCTTGTCTGAGAGTTTAGAGATGGTCATTTGTATTCTCCAGTGTGATGATTGCCACGGCGTATGCCTTGGCTGCTTTCAGAGAGCGGAACGTCCGGCCCTCGTCGTGTTTGTTGACGAATTGGCAGAGCCACTTGCGATCGCCGATCTTGGTGACCCATGCCACGGTGACTTTCCATACGCCGCGCAGTGGGATGGCGAACTGCTTCTCCAAGGGGTCTTTGTCCCAGACCTTCTTGAGGTGGTGCTCTACCGCCCACTTAAAGTTTATGTCGGGCAGCAGATCTTCTTCCCAGACGTATCTCATATGCTTAGCCTCACCATTGCTGTTGTCCAAGCGATGGCGTCATCCTTGCTGCTGAACTTGGGTATGTCCGACAGGCGCAGTGCGTTGAGCTCAGGTGACTGAGCGCCGATGGTGACGTGCCACCTGCCCCAATGAGGTGACTTGGAGTTGTCGTCGTAGGTGACGGTAGCTATTACTTGCTCTTCAGGTTTGCGTGACTGCGTTCCGGGGAATACATACACTCTGTCGCGCTTGTAGTAGTACCGATCACCCTTGCGGACATTCGATGGCTCCCACCTGTAGTTGGTGAAGGACACGCTCATAAGACAACATCCACATACAAATCTGGGTTTCGCTTGAACCTAGACTTCATGACGTCGTGGGTAACACCCAAGTTATTGGCGATCTCGGTTATGGACATACCAAAATACTTGACGGAGTTGCGCCGGTTATTGTTATTTTCGATGCGAGTAACCCATCGGCAGTTATCAGGTTCGTAGTTTCCATCGTTGTCCTTTCTGTCTAAAAATTTGCCAGCTGGGGACTTTCCCATGTCAGACAAAAAGTTTTCAAAGTTGTCTTTCCATCGGTCGCAGATAGTGATGCCACGACCGCCATAGTTTTTGTACTCTGAGTTATTTTTGTCGTAACACCTAGTCTTCATGTGAAACCAAATATGGTATTCCTTGGTGCGGGACTTGCCGTGTTTGGTAAGCCGCTCTCGAACAGTGTCAGAGATTAAACAGCCGCAACTTTTAACTGCTCCGACTTTTATTTTTGATGCAGGCCCTGTGGTTTCTTTACCGCATGAACACTGACATAGCCAAACAATGTCGCCACTTTTTGTTTTGCCGTACCTAGAAAGTACGGTAAGCCGGTTGAACGTCTGGCCTGTCAGGTCGTGCGGTTTCATAGTAGTACCTTTACATTAAAACTTCTGCATTTTTAGAAGCCCAGTTTACAAAAGCACGCGAGTGTTTCACTTTGGGCTCCAGCTTGATAACGTCCTTGACACACATAACACGGAACTCAGGAGACACACGTTCGAGGTATGCGAACGCACGATCAGCGTTGTCTTTGGTGGTCTTGCGTGCAAGAGCCCCCATTGTAGCATACAGAGTCGCAGGGTCTTGTGGCACCTCGGCTTTGTTTGGGTCCATCAAAATTTCCTCCATCGAAGGAAGGCTCTCGTAGATACGCTTGAAGCCTGTGTACTCAGCAGCTGCACCCTCGCCTACCTCACCAGCGCAGTTGTCGAAGAACAGGCCAGAGTCGAGCGTCGATGGGATGAGGTTGACACGCTCCCACGCACGAGGCGTAGGGTTAGCGAAGCGGTCAGCGCTGAAGTCGGACAGCAGGCCGGGACGGAAGCGCAGGAACTGAATCAACACAGGGTCAATGTCACGACCGAGCGCCCACTCGGTCCAGTCGTCGATGTTCTCTTGGAAGTCAAAGCGTCGTGTGCGGTTGGCCAGCTTGGATGTGATGCGGTTGGCACCTGACTTGTCCTCGGTGCGGTTGCCAGTGGCGATGATGAACAGCTCGTCAGACAGCTTGAGGTTGCCAGCACGACGATCGTAGATAACACCGCACAGCGCGTTCTGCATTGGCACAGGCGCATCCGACAGTTCCTCCAGAATGAGTGCTGATCGACCGACACCTTGGCGCAGGTTGTAGAACTCTTGGGGTGGAACCCAGCGTGTGTACTCGCCAGTGTTGTCAGGCACGCCAAGCACGTCGACAGGGTCACGCAGTGACGCAGTGAACTCGACGACATTCTCGATGCCAAGGGATTGCACAATGTCACGAGCACAGGCTGACTTGCCACCGCCGGGAGCACCGAGGATGAATGGCACGACGGCATTGCCACCGTCGACTTGGAACTGAGAGAGCACGGATGTTTTGATGTTGCTGTAACGCATGATGATTCCTATATGGATTGATGATGTGTGCGTCTGGATGCCTGCCCCCAAGCGTGACGCATGGACGATGGGGTAGCCTGAATTTGGTTGGTAAGGGTGTGAATTGAACTCACACCCATTGTGTGTATGTGACTTACGCAGTCCTTACACATCTACACGTTAGCGTGTTAGTTTGTTGAGGGTTAACCCTATGAGCGCTTGCTCTTCCACCCATGCCTTGGCTTGGTCGAGGTGTGCAAATTTCTTAGGGTGCGCGTCTGATACCGTGCCGTACAAATTGCCCGTACACAGGCCGTCGTCGTAGATACGTATAAACCCAACAGCATCGACCCACATGGGTTTGAGATTACCCGCCCACTCCTTGGTGGTGATGCGTACCTTGGGGCGTACGGTGCAACGACAGTACACCTCGCCGTTCTCCCATATGAATTTCATTCGCCCTCCAGCTTCTGCGTCACGTAGTAGGTGACGATGTGCGCCTTGGCGTCCTCAAGGTTGTTGAACTTCCGGGTGGGTTGGAGTCTGTCGTTGATCTGGGCCATGAACTCACCAGTGACGAGGTTCTCCCTGACGTACCCAAGCAGGTCGTCTTTGTCAGTGCCATCGCCAGCCAGCAGGTCATACCATGCGTAGCATTCGTGGCCGCCTTTGAATGCGTCGTCCCATTTCATACGCCCTCCAGTTTGTGTGCGGCATAAGCTGCCAATGCTGCCTTGGTGCGTGGGATGAAGATGTAGTCCTCAGTGCCTTGTGCTGGGTTGCACCCAATGAGGTTTGAGTCTTCGTACCGCCCAGTTTTGTCTCTGTCCACTAACTCACAGTCCTCGTTTGCTGGGTTGTGGAATACGCAGTGGACGCATGTTCCTGACCCTGTGTGATGTTTGATGGACGGCACCATCCAGTAGCGTTTGCCATGTATTACTCGGTTAATCATCCCGGTCTCCATACGAGCATATCTAACAGCACAACGCCGATGCCCACACAGTAGGCGATCAACCATGCAATGCACAGTTTTGTGTAGGTCATAACTCCCTCCAGCCCGATTCGATACGGGCAATCAGCTGTTTAAATGTGATGCGCTCCAAGTTACCGAAGCCATCGTCTTGCCATACGGACGGGATGCTCCCATGTTCTGTGTGTCTGGTCATGGCTGTCTCCATTCACGTTGGGTTGTGATGATCGTGTAGCCCAATGCGGCTATCCGCATCAGGGTCATGTCTGTGAGCACCTTGGTGCCTGCAATGTCTGAGAATGTCTTGGCGTTGTCGCACACTGGATATGCAACCTGCTTGCCATACTGGTCCTTGAGCTCAATGCGAATAGTGAGTGGTGACATCTTTGTTTCCTTGGTGTGTATGTGTACGTTATCGGCTGAAGCGCTCGGCCAAGTATTCATGATAGGCCACCTCAGGGTCATCAGTCTCGAACGGATTGATGTGTGTATGTACGTCGGACTCGAACACGAAGGGCTCGTCGTCGAGGTCTCCATTGGGTGTGTATGTGTACACGAAGTGTTGGTGTGTATGTTGCATGGTCGTTCCTTTCGTGGGTTAAAAGACAAAATGGACGGGATGAAATCCAAAACGGGATGGGCTTGGATAGTTGGAGTCAAGGTGTGTATGCCTTGAAACCCGCATGAATACTGGCTTGGCGAGGGGGGTTAGGGTTTACCCTTGCCGAATAATCCAATAATCCAAGAATTCTGAAAAGGGTCAGGGGTTTTTGGGACTTTGTTTTTTGTTCGCGCTCGCAGTCCCCATGACCCGCAACACGTCTCACCTGCGTGAGTCATGTAAATTCTTGGATTATTGGATTATTGTCTAGTAGACCCCTGCAAACCCGCATGGTTATTGGGTTTCCTAAAATCCAAGGCTACTATCCAAGCTAAATTTCTTGGATTATTCGTACGTGTGTATGTTCACATGGACAAAAACCATGTTACACTCCCTGCGTACGCAGGGAGCAGAGGGAACAAAAGCATCAGGCGTCAACGGTAGTCTCGGTGACGTCATCGACAATGGCCTTGATGAAGTTGAACACGAAGGCCTTTTCGCCTTTGAGCACCACAGGGTCGCCGGACTTGGTGCGCTTGGTGTCATACACTTGCTTGACTTGCTTGCACAGGCCAACGAGCATATCCTTGTTGATTGGGCCAGTCGCTGGAATGGACGCAGACACCCAGTCCAAGTTGGCTTTGGGAATCAGACCGCAGGTCAGGATGTCAGTCACCATTGGGCGATACTGACCATTTTGCAGTTGGGTCACCATCATGCCTGCGGCAAGGTTGGTTCTGGCTTCGCGATTACCAAAAGCAATAGCACGAGCGAATGAGCCTGATTTTTTAGCGCTCATTGTGACCAATCCACCGTTGGCGGCATTGTTGTAGATGGACACTTGCAGGTCTTGGACTGTAACTTGATTGGACATAGATTTCTTTCGTTGGTTGAATGGACTTGGATGTGTAATCGGTTGACTACACACTGAAGCCCACTTGCGTGGGGCTTACGGCTTGCTGGTCTTGGTGCGTCGGATACCTCATCGCCCGTTTAAGTCGGCGCTACTTGCTGACACCTTTCTGTCAGGCCTATGCTCAACGGACTCTTACCGTTTGTCTGCATCGCAGTGCCCGGTGATACGCTTGCAATGGGTATCGGGCTTAGCCGTCACATGAAGTGCCGGATGCTGTCAGGGTGTCTTAGACTATTTCGCACCCATCCCTCGCGTCACCAAGGGAGATTCCAATATGGATTTTTAATGATCGAGTCCCCATGCACTTGACCCATGTTGCCCAGCATGACCGCGATGGTTTACACCATGCGATTGATACCGGCACAAGTCACCTACACTTGGCGGGGCGAGACGGTGCGATCACCGTCACAATGTAGGCAACCTTGATAACTCAGGGCCCCTACAACTTAGGCATCCTTGATAGCCGACCACCCCCGGCAGGCCCCCCACACCCCACCCCGCCCCGGCCACCGCCTACGACCCGCGTTCACAGCATGCCCAAAATTAACGACATACACACGTTATTTAGTAACAAAAGTACTAAAATTACCCCCGCCACCCCGTAAAATCGCCCCAAAAAATTAAAAAAACCCCTAGAATGTGCGTATACACACCTCAAAACTCCCGAAAAAGGACAAAAAATGAAGCGCTGGAACCTCTTTTTGGACGATGAACTGCTGGAAAAAACCAAGAAATTGGCCGCAAAAAAGCGTGTTCCGGCTGCCGATGTGGTCAGAATCGCCCTCGAAAAGTACCTGCAGGCGGTGGAAGCTCACGAAAAACGCTTGGCGGAGGCAGCAAATGTCGCTGGATGATTACTCCTTGGATGACGTACCGTTGGACTACAAGCATTCGACCGTCTCGTTTCCGCAGATCAGCGATGAGATGGTGTCGTCCATAGCCCTCGGCATGGAAGATGAGCTCGTTGTGGCCGCCCGTCACGGCATGAGCGTGGAGAAGTTCAAGGAGCTGGAGGCCCAGCCTTGGTTCCAGCTGCAAGTTCAGGTCAAGCGGTCTGAGTTCGAGAAAAACGGCGTCACGTTCAAAGCTAAGGCGGCGTGGATGGCCGGTGAGTTGCTTGATCAGGTGTACGTACAGGCGTCGGGCACGGATGCAAGCCTGAACCAGAAGCATGAAGTCCTCAAGACGCTTATCAAGGCCGCAGGTCTGGAGCCCAAGGAGGAAAAGATCAAGGACACTGGGCCGGGGTTCAGTATCAGCATCGACTTGGGCGGTGGCCAGTCCATATCTTTAAGCAACCAGCAGACCCTGACTCCCGTTACACTGGTGGACGTGAGTCCAGTAGATGCAGAGGTCAAGGAGATTAAGTGAGCAACTACAAACCGACAGAGACCCAGCGGAACTTCATGCTGGACGAAGCCTACGTGCGAGTTCTGGCCGGGCCGGTCGGTGGCGGTAAGTCCGTCACGTGTGTACATGAGCTGGTGCGACTGGCATGCGGTCAATCGCCCAACGCCAAGGGCGTTCGCCGGACTCGGGCGATCATCGTGCGTAACACGGCAGATCAGCTGGCCCTGACGACTCGAAAGACGGTGTTCGACTGGCTGCCGCCGGGTGAGGCGGGTATCTGGAAGGCCGTGGAGAAAACGTTCATCCTGATGGCCAAACTGCCAGACGGAACACAGGTGGAGTCCGAATGGATTTTCATCCCGCTGGACACACCGGACGACGTGCGAAAAGCGCTGTCGCTGGAGACCACGTTCTTGTGGGGCAACGAGAGCCGAGAGCTCAACAGTGAGGTTGTTGACGGCCTGCTGTCGCGTCTGAACCGATACCCGTCGGCCAAGGACGGTGGGCCCACCCGGTCATGTGCGCTGTTCGATACCAACATGCCAGACGAAGACACGTGGTGGCACGACAAGATGGAGAACCCGCCATCGAACTGGGAGGTGTACAAGCAGCCGCCTGCAATCATCAAGCCGGACGTGTACCTCGAGAAGTTCGGGGAAGAAGCGCCTGAGCTCCTGCTGGACAAGGACGACAACGAGTGGGCCGTGAACCCGGAGTGCGACAACTACAACCACCTGCCCAAGCAGTACTACCCCAACATCATCCCGGGCAAAACAGAAGACTGGCTACGTGTGTATCTGCGCTCGGAGTACGGTCGCAGCCTGTCGGGCACACCGGTGTACGAGAAGACATACACACATGACTTTCACGTGGCCAAGGAGCCGCTCAAGGCGATCAAGAGCCAAGACTACCCAGTGATCATCGGGCTGGATTTCGGGCGCACGCCAGCGGCAGTGTTCAAGCAGCGTGATCCACGCGGGCGCGTCGTGACTCTGGGTGAGCTGACGTCGGAGAACATGGGTATCGAGACGTTTTTGCGCACAAAGCTGAACCCATACGTGGCCAACAACCTGCAAGGTTGCACTTTCCTCGTGGCTCCAGACCCTGCTGGGTACGCCAAGCAGCAGTCCGGCGAGATGTCGCTGGTCGATATCGTTAAGCAGGCTGGGTTCAAGTGCGTGCGGCCTCCGTCCAACGATCCGGAGAAGCGCATCCAAGCCGTCGAGCGCTTGCTTGTACAACAGTTGGAGGGCAAGGCGATGTACCTCATTGACCCAAAATGCTACCAGCTGATCAAGGGGTTCCGGTACGGATACCGGTACAAGATCAAGAAGAGCGGCGAGATGGAGGACAAGCCGGACAAAAACGCGTTTTCGCACGTCCACGATGCCAACCAGTACGCCGATTCGGTGATCGACATGAACGTTCGGGGGGCTGGACTGCAGACCGGCAAGCGGGAAGTCAAGAAGGTCAAGTACGCCTACACTTGACCCCTTGACATGTCGGCGTACAATCGGGTAACTCTTGGAGACAGCCATGTCTTTTTTCTACCCGTCGATTACCTCTGAACGCCGCCATGAGGATTTTGCCCTGCAGGTTGCTAGGGGACAGATTCCCGGCCACCGCAGCGTAACCGTCTTCGGCTTTAACCCTGACGTTGACCAGACTGAAGTCACAGTTTGGCCGCACACTGGCCTTGTCCCACACCCAGCGGCTGCACTTCAGATGAAGGTCAGCTCATCCAACGCTGCCGATACGAGCGCTGGCACGGGGGCTTGCACAGTCTTGATCCAAGGCTTGGACGCCAGCTATAACGAGATTTCTGAGGTGGTAACACTGAACGGCCAGACAGCCGTGACGACTGCTAACAGCTACCTGCGGATCAACTACGCTGCGGTTGCGACTGCAGGCTCAGGCCAGAGTGCAGCAGGCGACATATACATCGGCACTGGCACCGTCACAGCTGGGGTTCCAGCGACGGTGTATGACCTCATCAAGTTCAACTACAACGACACAGTGACCGGGCACTACACAGTCCCCGCAGGGCACACAGCGTATTTGATGCAGGGTTTGTTTTCTACAGGTCAGCCCAGCGGGACTACGCAAGTTCAAGGTCGTTTGCTGACAGCCGGACCAGATGGTATACGCCGCACTGCTGCGATCACTACGCTGAACAACGGCGTGGCTGATTACGCGTTTGAGTTTCCAACTGCAATACCAGAGAAGACTGACGTTGAGGCAACTGCCGTAGCAAGCGCGAACAATAACGGTTGTTCGTCAATGTTTGTACTCTTGTTGATTGCTGGACCAAACTCATCCGCCCCCGGAACACCTTGGAACTAAATTATGGCCACAGGCATCGCCCTTATTCCCGTCGCTCGTGCTTCTGATCTGGAGGCTGAGTCCAAACGTCGCAGTGATGAAATGCAGAATCAGCCCGTGATCCAAGGGCTGGCCGCGCACGTCCGCGAACGCTGGGACAGCGCCCGCATCGCCAAGCGCAAGCTGGAAGAACGCATGCTGCAGTGTCTGCGCCAACGCAATGGCGAGTACGACCCCGAGAAGCTGGCCGAGATCAACGAGCAAGGTGGCTCCGACATCTTTGTGAACCTGACGTCGGTGAAGTGCCGGGCCGCTACCAGCTGGCTGCGCGACACACTGCTGGGCTCAGGCGCTGACAAGCCATGGAGCATCGCTGGCACACCCAACCCGGAGATGCCGCCTGAGATTTTGCAGGGTCTGCAGCAAGACCTGATGCAGCAACTGATGCAGTACCTTGAGATGGGGGGTGTTCCGCCCTCGCAGGAGCAGCTGCGAGTCATCGCTCAGCAGATGAAAGACGAAGCCGATCGCATGCTCAAGGAAGAGTCCGCTGAGCGAGTTGAGCGCATGGAACGCAAGATGGAAGACCAGTTGGCCGAGGGCGGCTGGTACAAAGCGTTCAACGAGTTCCTCGACGACATCGTCACCTTCCCTTTTGCTGTCATGAAGGGCCCCATCAAGCGCAAGCGAAAGACGCTGCAGTGGCAAAACGGCAAGCTCGTCCCGATTGAAACCGTGCGCAACGAGTGGGAGCGCGTTGATCCGTTCATGCTTTACTGGGCCGCTTGGTCTTGGAATCTCGGCGACGGCTATGTTATCGAGCGCCACCGCATGACTGCGGAAGCTCTGCAAGCCTTGATCGACGTGCCCGGCTACAACAACGACGCCATCCGCACGGTGCTCAACGACTTTGGTACAATGGGTATGAAGCAGTGGCTGTGGACTGACTCATCCAAGGCGCAGGCCGAGGGCAAGTACACCACCGACGCGGTCATCTCCGGTGATCTGGTAGACGCCATCCAGCTGTGGGACTCGGTCAAGGGCAGTCTGCTCATCGAGTGGGGCCTGACGAAGAAAGAGATTCCTGACCCAGACCTGACTTACCCATGCGAGGTGTGGCTCATTGGATCGACCGTAATTCGCGCTGTGCTCAACTACGACCCGCTGGGCCGCAAGCCGTACTACTTGTCGAGCTACGAGAACCTGCCCGGCTCCGTGGATGGCAAGGGCGTGACTGACCTGTGCCGTGACGCGCAGTCGATGGTGAACGCCTCGGCCCGTGCTCTGGCCAACAACATGGGTATCAGCTCTGGCCCACAGGTCGGTGTGAACGTGAGCCGCTTGCCGTCCGGCGAGGACATCACGGACATGCACCCATGGAAAATCTGGCAGTTCACTGCGTCTGACGTGGGCGACAACAGCGCTCCGCTCAGTTTCTTCCAGCCCACCAGCAACGCACAGGAACTCCTGACCGTGTTCGAGAAGTTCAGCGCTCGCGCTGACGAAGACACCATGATCCCTCGCTACATGACTGGCGAGAACACCCCGGGCGCTGGCCGTACGTCGTCTGGCCTGTCCATGCTGATCAGCAACGCTGGCAAGGGCATCAAGCAGGTGATCAGCAACATCGACCACGATGTGATCACACCGGCCATCGAGCGCCTGTACCAAGACAATTTGCGCTACAGCGACGATCCAGACTTGGTCGGTGACGTGAGCATCGTGGCCAAAGGCGCAAGCTCGCTGGTTGTGAAGGAAGCTGAAGCTGTCCGCCGCAACGAGTTCCTGCAGGTCGTGCTCAATAGCCCAGTGGCTCAGCAGATCGTCGGTATGGATGGTGCAGCGGAACTGCTGCGCGGCCAAGCCAAGCATCTGAGCGGCAACGTGGACCGCATCGTCCCCGACCGTAAGCAGATGAGCACCATGGAGCAGCAGCAACAGATGATTGCGCAGCTACAACAACAACTGCAGGCCATCACCGGCATCGGCCCAGACGGCAAACCAATGCCCGGCATGACGCAGGGCCCTGCACCAAAAAACATGCTTCCTGACGGCAGCCAAGTCGGCGGTCGTGAAGGCAACATGATGTCATCACGTCCGAACGGAGCTTAATATGAAGGGCATTTCAGCCACCCCCACCATCGCTGCATTGATCATGCAGCTCTTCCACGCTCGTACAAACGCTCATGTTCAGCACCTGCGCACGCGCAGTTACGCCGCGCACGTGGCGCTCAACGAGTTCTATGACAGCATTGTCGAGCTGACCGACTCACTGGCCGAGGCCACGCAAGGTCGCTACGGCATTCTGGATTACCCTGAGTTGCCATACAAAACTGAGTCCGACCCGATTCAAATGATTCGCGGCCTGCGCCGCTACATCGACGAGAACCGTGATGGCATGTGCGATCACAGCGAGTTGCAGAACCTGATTGACGAAATCGTGGCCCAAATGGATTCGACTTTGTACAAATTAGAGAACCTATCTTGACACGTACCTAGTATCTGGGTATAGAATTCGCACATGAAGATTTTTGTAGGCCAAAAGCCTGACCGGAAGCATATACAAGCGTTGTATCGCTGTAAGCATCCTGAAAACGAAGCGCTGCTGGATTTGTTCAGGGCCAAGCTGGAAGAAGTGAAAACTTCTCTGGTGCAAGCCGAAGACATGACCCGCATCCATCGTCTCCAAGGTCGGGCCGAGGTCTTAACAGATTTTCTCGAAGCGGTTGAAAAATCGCCCGAGATTCTCGCCCGGTTGGGAAACTGACCGGTTTTTATCCGAAGCAAACCATTATGTGCAGGGCAGACCGCAGCAGGAGCCTGAAGCAGAGTTGGAGCTAAAAGGAAACACCAAATGGCATTGCCAAAACAAGTTCAAGACCAGATAGACGCAGTTGAAGCGTTAGAGAAGCAGCTAGCAGCGGGCCAGAACCCTGATCCAAAGCCAGCAGAGCCCACCCCTGAACCAGCTCCTGCACCTGCTGAGCCTACACCTGTTGAGCCAAAGCTAGAACCGACGGAACCTGTCGTCGCAGAAGAGACGTGGCAGCAGAAGTACAAAACCCTCAAGGGCATGTACGACGCCGAAGTGCCTCGCTTGCACTCAGACATTCGTGAGCTCAAGAGCCAGATGGAGTCTCTCCGTAAGGCCGCTGAAGCACCGAAGGCTGAGCCCAAGCCTGTCAAGGCAGAGAAGTTGGTCACGGATGCTGACGTTGAAGCATTCGGCTCGGACTTGATTGAAGTCCAACGCAAGGTTGCCCGCGAAGTGGCAGCAGAGTTTCGTGGTGAACTGGACGCCATGAAAGCCGAGAACGAACAGCTGCGCGAGCAGTTGAACGCCACCGGCTCCAAAGTGTCCGAAGCCTCGTTTGAACAGCGGTTGCACCGTCTGGTGCCCGACTTTCAGGATGTCAATGTCGATCCCAAGTGGATCGCTTGGCTGAACGAAGTTGATCCGCTGCTCCGTGGTCCACGAATCGCTGTTGCGCAGGAAGCGTTCAACCGTGGCGACGCTGAAGGTATCGCACACTACATCGGTTTGTTCAAGCAGACGCTTGCACCCGCTGTGGAGCCTACGAACAGCAAGGCCGAAGAGATCGCTCGTCAAGTCCAGCCAAGTCGAAGCGCTTCTAGCGCCCCTGTTGCCTCTCCAAAAGGCAAAATCTACTCAGACCGGGACATCCAAAACATGTTCAAAAAGGCTGTGGAGTTGGGGTCCAGACAGCAACACGACGAGGCACGTAAACTTGAAGCTGAAATCGACTTGGCTTACAAGGAAGGACGCGTCACCGCGTAATTCTCTGGAAGCAGGTCTACTACCCAACCTGTTTTAATTTAGGAGGCCAAAATGGCTGCTGTTTATCCTGTCACGGGCTCTGGTGCATTTGACACCAACCCTTCGTACTCTGGCGCTTTTATCCCGACCCTGTGGTCTGGCAAGCTGCTGGCCAAGTTCTACCAGAACACCATGCTGTCCGAAGTCACTAACACTGACTACGAAGGCGAGTTGAAGAACCAAGGCGACACCGTTCGCATCCGCTTGGCTCCTTCGATCAGCATCAGCGACTACACCGTTGGCCAAAGCCTGTCCTACGAAGTCCCCACTCCTATCTTCCAAGATATGCAAGTGAACAAGGGCAAGTATTTCGGCGTGCAAGTCAACGACGTGCTGGCTTATCAGTCTGACATCGCTTTGATGAACATGTTCACCGAAGACGCTGCCAAGCAACTGAAGATCGCCATCGAAAACGAAGTGTTCTTCAACAGCTTCGTGACCGAAGGCCCTGCCGCTGCCAACGAAGGCGCTACTGCCGGTGCTATCTCTGCTGCCTACAACTTGGGTACAGACACCACCCCTATCGACCAAGCCACTCCCGAGAACGTGCTCAAGGCCATCTTGCGCATGTCCACCGTGCTGGACGAGCAGAACGTGCCTGAAGAAGGTCGCTTCTTGATCTTGTCGCCCTACGATCGTCACCTGTTGATGCAATCTAGCATCGCTCAGGCGTACTTCACTGGCGACCAGTCCAGCACCATCCGTACCGGCAAGATCGGTATGTTGGATCGCTTCTCTGTGTACGTGTCGAACCTGCTGCCAAAAGGCGAAGCCGGTAAGGCTCTGGTGGCTGGCTTGTCCGCTACTTCCACAGGCGGCGCTGTGTCTGGTGCTAAGGCACGTCGTACGATGATCGCTGGTACAAAGGCTGCTACGTCTTTCGCCATGACCATCAACAAGACTGAGCCTCTGCGTAACCAGACTGACTTCGGCGACATCGTCCGTGGTCTGGCTGTGTATGGCCGCAAGGTTGTGAAACCTCAAGCCTTGGTCGTCGCTCAAGTTGGCTCTGCCTCCTGATCGGTGATACAGTAAAGGGGCCCTCCGGGGCCCCTTTTTATTTCTGGAGCACATAAATGAACGCACTTGATCTCATGGCTCGCCTCGGCGGCGAAATCCTCGGCCACAAAATCCGCGCAATGGTAAACGGTGAGATCACCGTTATCGCCCGCATGGAAGGCACTGACTGGGCTCTGACGGAGCAAGGTCAAGAGTTGGCCAACCTGCACTCCAACATGGCAGCCGCAGAAGCAGCTGCACCGAAAACTCGCAAAAAGGCGGCACCTGCGGTAGAATCCGCCGACACACCTGCGGAAGTCCCCGCAGAAGAGCAAGCCCCTGCTGCTGAATAAGGTAGCCCACCATGAAACCTCTGAGCGCTTTCTACCCTAGAATCCTGCCGTTTTTGCCCGGCTGCTCAGAGCCCATGGTGGATCAGGTTCTGCTTAACTCGGCGATTGAGTTCGCCGAGAGCTCTCTGACTCTGCGTCAGAACCTTGACCCGTTCAAGACCACAGCGGGCAAGGTGCAGTACGACCTAGACCCGCCTACGCAGTACCACGAAATCAACCGCATCATGGGTGTGACGGTTGATGGCAGAGAGCTCAACCCCGGCATGTTCGAGGCCATCCGCAACGACATGCCAACAGGGCAAGCCCAGCCACGCGGCTTCTACTCGGATCGCACGGACAACACATTCACTCTGATGTTGTCGCCGCCACCAGACGGTAAATACACCGTCGTCGTAGCAGTGAACCTGCGCCCGACGCGCAACGCTACGCAGTTGGATGACGACTTGTACAACATCTGGATCGACCCCATCGTGTCTGGCGCAATCGCACGCGCCATGCAGATTCCAGACCAGCCTTTCACAAACTTCGCACAGGCGCAATATCTGCTGGACTCTGCTGCGAAACAGACAATCAGCTCGCGCATCGAGGGCAACTACGGCTTGATCCGTGGCTCCATGCGCGTTCGCACTCGCCCCTTCGCTTGAGGTAGACCATGGCAATCACAGCTCAATCCATCATCCAGCGTGTTGTCACCACGCTTCAGGACACAACTTCCATCCGTTGGCCTGCCAACGAGCTGGTGCGCTACCTCAACGATGGTCAGCGTGAAGTTGCCATGTTGCGCCCCGACGCTACGGTGACCAACGCCACCAAAGCACTTGTGCCCGGTGCGAAGCAGGCGCTACCCACCAATGGATCGAAGCTGTTGGACATCACACGCAACACGGGCGGCAATCAACGCGCTGTGCGTATGACCACACGCAATATCTTGGACTCGCAGCTACCCAGCTGGCAAAACCAAACCGGTGCGACCGAGATTCTGCACTACATGTATGACCCTCGCGACCCCAAGGTGTTCTACGTGTATCCCCCTGCAGCGGCGGAAAACGCGTCTGTTGAGATCGTGTACTCTGCTTACCCAACGAATATCACGGAGCCAGCCGACGGCGCGTTGTACACAGCCATCTCTGGCGACATCAGCCTTCCTGACATCTATGCCAACCCGCTGGCCGATTACATCCTGTACCGTGCCTACACCAAGGACACCGAGTTCGCAGGCAACGCCCAGCGTGCGCAGGCGCACTACGGCGCGTTCACTGGCGCACTGAACGCTGAACTCAGCGGCACTGCTGGCGTAACCCCCAAAGCGTGAGGTAGACCATGGCCGAAAAGATTAAACTGGTTCAGGGCGATACCCGCCCAGCGATCCGCTGCACCATTACAGATAGCACAGACGGTTCGGCTGTAAACATCACTGGCGCAACGCCACGACTGAAGTTTAGGCTGGCTGGAAGCACCGATCTGACCGCGACGGTTATCGGCTCTGTCACAGACGGTTTGGCGGGCCAATGCGCGTTCTATCCAGCCTCGTCCCCCGAAATGTTGTTGGGTGAGCCCGGCGATTACGAGGGTGAGATCGAGATCACGTTCCCGGACTCGCAAGTTCAGACCGTCTACGAGCTGCTGAAGTTCAAGGTCCGTGAGGACTTCTAATGCGCCTTACGGTTGAACCGATTCAACCGACGCCGTCGGCAAGCGTAACTACGACCCGTATTTCCGCAAGCATATCTGTAGTTGAGCCCACGGCTGGTGTAGTCGTTCAGGTACCGATCGCCAGCGTTGCGCACATTGCGCTGGTGGTGTCGACCACATCGGCTACCGCGCTTGCTTCGGCTATCTACGAGGAACTGGCGTTTGACGCCTTTATAGACGAGACCGGGCGCTTCCGGTACATCGCAGACATTCAGGCGATGGTGGACGCGACGGCGTTAGTCGTAGACAAGGCTCTTGCGGATGAAACGACTGCGTTTAGCTATGTAGCGCTTTCACTGACAAAAACTGCGGCAGACACCCAAGCTGTCACGGATGCCCTTACACGCGCTGTTGCAAAGTACGCCGAGGAGACACTTGTGCTCTCGGAGCTGCGAGCGATCGATTTCGCTAGGCTGCTCGTGGACACCTTAGAGTTGTCGGACGAACCCATGCGGGTTCTGAAAAAGACGTTCGGCGATGGCGTTGCCATGAACGACTCGTTCGAGTCAACCGACGGATCGCTGTACCAGTTCATGAAAAACATCATGAACATGGCGTTCACCAGTGACACGCTGCGGCGCGACGTAGACAAGCAGCTTGCGGACACGCCATACGCGCTGGAACGCAAGTACGTGCAGTTCACCAAGGCTCCTATTTTTGACGAGTTTTCCCAGACGGATAGTCCACGACTGACACCGAGCCTGAACAAGTTTGACGCTACGCAAGGATTCTCCGACGCAAGCACGGTATCGCTGCACAAACGGGTGTTCGACATTGTCTCGTTCATGGACACCGTGGACCGAGTCTTGGTAACGAGCGCCGTCGACCTCAACATCGCCAGCGTTGCTGACACATACT